TCTGCTGAATAGATTATTTAAAGCCAAAATTGCTAATCCAATGACGATCAGTGATACTGAAAATAATACCGATCCTACTAAAAAATTTACTGCTGATTGAATATCCATTTTTATCCCCGATTTAACTCGGCCCAAGTTAGAAACTGTTTAAAAGCATTATACACGGTTTCTGCTTCTTTGTCATCCACAGGAACCTTGATACCTCGAACATAGAACCCATCTGGCGCCACACGCATCATTTCGCATCCGCCTGCGATCATAGTGAGGCTATTTTGGTGCTGCTCATATTCTGGATCAATACCGATGTTAACATTGGTACTAGCAATAGGATAGTTTGGTTGATAATTAAAATTATTCACTGCTCAGCCCTCCAAACAGCAGTTCTCGTTCCGTCATGTATGCCACAGGTTTCAGCCAACCGTTGTTGATACATTCCTGTAGAACTACCTTGTATTCTGCGGGACAGCGATCTGAGATCTCAAATCCTGCTCTGGTAGCCATAAAAAACTCATCCTGGATTTGGAATCTGGGATCATCTTGGCGGATGGTCCGGATCTGGCTTTTACGAGTTTTGATATTCATTTTCTTTCGCCAATTTGCACATCAGTTGAAAATGTTCGTAGGCACGACGCACAGATTCATGCGCCATGAGTTTATCTGCTTCAGCCATCATAGCCTTGACACCTGCTTCCGCTACATCACGCATGGCGGGTCTGCGTAGGCTACGGGCTTCGTCGCCCCATACAGCGATGAGATTGTTCCAGGCATCTCGCTCTGCTTCAGTCATCGCACGACGGGTCGGCTGTATCTCGTCCGCCTTGACCATGGCGGTACAGACCGCATCTTCCGCCACACGACCGGCAGCGATCATAGCCGCATAGGCAGGGTCGATGTTAAAACGCCGGCTGGAACCACCGGGGTACGACATGACCAGATGAGTACCTTTGGGGAAACTGTCTAACCAATCGTTGTCGTACTCTGCCACGGGAACATATCGTCGTCCCTGCTTTTCGTAGTAAGTTTTTTTCATAGTTCAATGACTTTCTCCGGATCCCATCCGGTATCTTCGCTCCAACCATTGGTCTGATGGTAACCACGAGGATTACACACAACACGACAATCACCCACCATATAGTCAAAACAATGATGCGTATGTCCATGCGTCCAAAGTTTGATCTGAGGATGATCTAACATGATGTCGGTAAGATCGCTGTGGTAAGCACCGTTCATGATATGATCGTTGCCGTACATCTCGTGACAACTTAGATGGCTAGGGGTATGATGACCAACTACCACTACTCGCTTATCTTGATTTTCTTTAGCGATCAGTTCGATATATTGACGAGTCTCGAGGTGACGATCAGCGGTACGAGACGGTTTCAATTTAGTATAACCTAATCCATCATCGGTAATAGCACGAAAATCGTTCATCATATCACGGACCGCGTGTAGAGTCAAGGGATCGCCACGGTTCATATCCGTCCAAAGCGTGCCTCCTATGAACACCACATCATCTATGATTTTGGTTTCACGCTCGAGGAAGTAGATGTTATCGTGGACCGAACAGGCCGCACGTAGATTGTCTATGCTCTTTGACCAGTAGCCACCATAGAACTCGTGGTTGCCAGCGATGTAGATCACGTGGGGGAATTGGAAACTGCATCGCTTGAGGAAATCTCTGAAACGGACGCCTAGTTCGCTTTCGGGCTTTAAAACTTTCTCAGCCAGCATGATATCACCTCCGAGGATCAACACATCCGCATTTTGGGTGTTTTTGATGTTGATGTCGGAGAATTCTAGATGTAGATCAGATACTAATTGTATTTTCATACTAATATTATACTATCAGTATGTTAGATTGTCAACTAAAGAGATCCGATGATTCTGTAAGGAAGATACCAAAATTCCAAAGAAAAACGCACCCAATTATCGAACCAAATTTCCCAGGGAGTCATCATTGACCACTTAGTGGACGAAAACCTTCACCTACGGCTACGACGCAATACATATCTTTGGTAAATCGTTCAACGATAGTCCAAGACTGTGTTTTTGGGTTGACGAATATGACTAGGTTGTTTTTTACCAAACCTACTCCAGGCAGGTCTCTCATCGAAACTCCGCCAGCGAAACTCAGTTCTTCGAACTCTGTAATGGTCTGGGTGATACCTCGTTTATCTACGCACATCAGGCTGGTAGGAAACTGAGTTATCTCACTGGCTGTTGAAGGGTGGATTATGCCCGCAGTCAAGGCTATTAGTGTTAAGATTTTTTTCAACATCACTGCGCTCCTTTTTCAAACCACAGTATTATTTAACAAAAAAGCCCGGATAATCCGGGCTTTTCATGATCGACTATTATCTGCTTTTATTTTCCCGCCAGCGGATTATCCACAGCTTCTTTGATCTTCTTTTCGAGATCTGCTTTTTGATTACGCATCTCGCGATCTACTTCTTTGCGTGTATCACGGAGCTCGTTCCGCATGTCTTTGACATCTGCCAGTGTTTCTCTCTGTAGTTGTTTTGAGCTACGCTCTACTGATTCTACTACACCTTCTAGCCTGCGGATATCCTGTTTTAAATCATTTTTGATTTCGTTGGTAAATTGCATAGTCTTTTCGGTGTTTTGTACAGCCAACTCTATCTTCTTGTTGAGTTCGGATAGATCTGGAGCCACATAGGTCTGTATGGCTTCTTTCATTGACATGTAGTCTTTGTACACTTCGAAGGCACCCCAAAGACCACCTAGCACCGATGATAGGATACCGCCTGCTATCATTAGTTTAGCAGGAGTGAAATTGTATCCTCCTATCGAGATCACTGTGTTAGGGTCGACTGCGGCTTCTAGTTTGTCTACTTGTTCGTCGATGTTTTTTGACATTATTTCTCTCCTTTCCAAAACCCCCACGGGTCATGTATTTTCTTTTCTACTTGTTTAGGTTCTCGATAGTACCATACAGCCACCGATGTCAGCACTAAAATTTCTAACAGATAAAAAACCATAAACGCCTCAAACATATCACTGTCCTATGTTATACTGCTGATCGACCATGCGCTGATGTAATCTATCAGAGCCTAGCCCTCTGAGAGCGGCAGCGTTATCCACGTTTCTCTGCCCTCTGTAAATCTCTCTGCTGGTATAGAACTGGCTGTCTTTCAACTGTGAATTTAGATAGGTATTGAAATCTGCTGGTGCTGCTGCCAGTGTGCTCATATCTGCTCCGCCTTCCATACCTTCTACAGCACCGCCTCGTCGAACACTAGGTCCGGTTGGTGGCTGTGATCCCGGCACTTCATTGGTTTTGGTATTATTGTTGGCCTGTAGATTTAGATTATTCTGCGAAGAGGATCTTTCAGATGTTCTAGATTCTTCTGAAGAATCTTGACTCACACCTATAGGACGGAATCCCTGTAGGGTGATGCCAGTGCCCAAACCTGCCGCTTCGCTCACAGACTGGTCCAACTGTGAAATTTCAACTGCTTCTTGCGCACGAGACTCTGCTAGTCTAGTAGCAGCAGCGGCTGCCGATCTAGCCACGGCCACGGCCCTAGGATTAGACTGTTTTTTCTCTTCTTCCTTTTTGGTTTCTTGTTTTTCAGCATCCTTGGCTGCTTCTTTGATAGATTCTTTGGCTGATCCAGTCTGACCGGTTGGGGCAGATATTTCTCCAGTAGTCGATAGTTCTACTCCGCCAGCATCTACCACTACTGTAGATTCATTCCTAGTTGGATCTGCTACGATCAGAGAACTGGTCGTCGAAGGCTGTTCTACGACCGCGATCTTGGATTCTACGGCGGTAGAGGGAGAATTCTGGAGTACGAAGGCAGCGGCATATCCCGGACATTGGCTGTTGTAAAGAGCATTTAGTTGGCATTGTTGATCGAAGTATGCCTGTGCATATCCCGGACAACTTTCATTGTATAGAGGATTCAGACTGCACTGTTGATTGAAATAAGCCTGTGCATATCCCGGACAACTTTCATTGTATAGAGAATTCAGGCTGCACTGTTGATTGAAATAAGCCTGCTGATATCCTGGACACGAAGCGCTGTACAGAGTGTTTATAGAACACTGTTGAGTTAAGTATGCTGCGGCATATCCGGGACAGCCGCTGTCGTACAGAGCACTCGTGCTACATTGTTGGTCGTAATAGGCCTGTGCATATCCGGGACAGGTCTGATCATATAACGGATTAGCAGAACATTGTTGTTGAAAGAAAGCTTCTGCATAACCAGTACAGCTAACACTAAACAAAGGATTCATCACGCATTGATCTGGAGTATATCTAGCATTGACATAGATATTTTGTATTTCTGCATTGTCCCAAGTTTGACCTTGTATTGAAAAATTTCCTAAACTTAAACTATTTGTACTGTTGGGTAAATTGTATGAATATGATTTACTTTGATAGCTATTGATATCATTGTAATCTCTGGTAACAGAATAAATGCTTTGACCCGCACTATCCGTAATATTAACAGTTGTTCTGGCCAAAGGATCTCTTTTATCTAAACATAATATCAACCAAACAGCACAATACGGATCATTGCTTTTTACATCGTAGCCCCAATTAAATCCATGTACTTTTACTCCCAAGCCACCATGTTGTAGTGCTGTGCTTATGGCTATGATTTCATTGAAAGACTGCCCCCAGCTTATCGATGGATTACTGCCCATCAAATTGCCTGATGTAACTATGTCATTGAATCCCGGACAACTGCTAGAATACAACGGATTGGCTACACAAGGATCTACAGAGTATTTTAATCTTACATCTACGTCTTTGATCTGCGGACCGTAATATCCTGCCCACCAACGATCATCTTTACCGGTTAAACTGAGATTTAAACTACCTAGAGACAAGGGATTATATTGAACTCCAAAATTCTGTACACCACTGACATTGGTCCAACCGGCGGTTGTCTGAGGCATGTTGTAATTATAACTGTGTAGTACAGCGCCTGTGTTACTTCTTATATTGATGTTGGCAGATAATGTACCTCTACTGAAGTCTTGATTGAGGTAATTCCAACTGTAGGTATATCCATCAACTAATACGCCAGAACCTGCGTTAGCAAAGGCAACAGGTATTGACGTAGAATAAGATACAGTACCTTGATTATAGCCAAACATCCATGTGCCAGTAGCGGGATTAAATCCTGGTACATTGCCACCAGAAGTTCCGCCACCGTTTGAATTAGTACCGACAAATGATCCAGACCAGGATGCACCCTGAGCGGCATATCCACCAGGCGGCGGATTAGCATCAGTATAGATTAGATTACCTGTGGTGGGATCTATCTGCTGTGCGTTAGAATATTGCGAAAAGCAAAGCACCAAGCAAAGCGCCGAAGCCAGTTTTCTTATAGAAGTCATCACCCTTTATCACCTCAGGTTTTGGAACTTTGTCGGGATTGTTGGTCCAGGCAACTTTGGCCTTATCTCCGATCATGCCTTCGTAAGGACAAGGCGTGCCAGCGTTCCACATGGCATCAAACACTCTGCGGTCTTGACATAAGGTTGCCACAGCGGCCACTTTCATGCCCATGTCATATAGAGTCTTGGCGTTTTTCAATCTTTCGCAGTTCATATCACGGACCGTGCCGCCTGAACTGACTCCAAGGATCTGTGTCTGTACAGCACCGCTGGTGCCAACTGTACATAGATCGTTGTTGCCTCCGCTCATCATAGCAGGTGCTATAGCAGTCGGGGGAGGTTGTTCTATCTTTTGATTTATGGTCGAATCGTTGATATTACGATTAGTCATATCTCCAGAATTGATATTACGATTGGTATTATCGCTGGTGCTGGTGTTGTTATTATTGTTAGTATTCGTGTTAGCGCTGGTCGTATGACCAGTATTGACATTGTTGTTGGTATTAGTACTGGTACTAGTGCTGACGTTGTTATTGTTGTTTGTATTGGTACTAACACTGTTAACGGTAGTTTCGTTAATATTGGTGTTTGTATTGGTGCTGGTGCTGTTAACTGTGCTCGTTGATGTGCTGTTATTATTGGTGTTAACAGTGGTCGCATCTTGGGCCACAGCAATGCTAGGGATAGAAAACAATCCCGCAACAATGCTCGTTATTATAACTTTTTTCATTCTATTCGCTCCCGGGTTGGGTTGTATATTATTTAACGGAGCGAACTAAAGAATTATCAGCTGTGATTATGAAGGATCAAATGCGAATGTGTAACGACCATTAGTACCGGTTGAATAGTAAACCTTGCTGGCATCTAGAGATATCTTGCCTTTAAAGTTAGGAGGATATAATGCATCAAAACCTGTGACAGCGACATCATTACCTTGTTTGGCAGTTTGAGTATAGATTTGCACGATAGGAGACGAGTTGACTAATTTAATACAGGTGTCTCCAAACCCCTTAATTTTGTTTACTTCTGATGCCATATCCTCAGCGATGACCGATAATACTTGATAACCTATATTATATCTAGGATTCTTTTTGTCTGCTTTTTTCCTACTGGCATAGGATTCTAGAACAGATTGATATTGAGGATAGGCGTTGAAGTCCGGTGGGTTTTTAGCGATCAGATCTTTGATGATCGGCTGAAGAGCAACGACGTCCGGTTTTTTTAATTCTTCGGCAATAGCGAACGGTCCATTAACAGACGACGCTTCCGCGACTATTTTGATTATGGCTATAGCTTCTGGGTTGTTTGTTATTAAAGATTGGTCTTGCTGCTTTTCTATGACTTTGATTCCGTCATAGATGTTTTTTATACTAGCTTTTGCTCCGTCCTTACCTTTGCTGGATATTCCTAGTGTTATTCCTGTTGGCAATTCTATTTCACTATCGACCAATCCGCTGGTTTTCTGATTCGAAAACTTGATAGTTCCAGACCAAGGCGCATTGTTGTTTAAAGTTTCCCTCGCTTCTTCGGAACCTGGTGTTTTAATTAAGCCGACCAACAATGCTATAGGAGCGAGTACTTCACCAAAATCATCTCTGATTGCAGTTTCTTTTTCAGCCATACCTTTGAACATCGGTAATTGACCTCGTAATATTACAGCGGCATCGGCTGCCAATGGTTGTCCGTTTGGTGATGCAGATAGTTCTTTGATCAGTGCCTGTGGTGTTGCAAATTTTGAACCAGGTGCAAAAATATCTAATGGTTTCATTTTATAACTAGATTTAAGGCTAGAAGCCTTTTGCAATTGATAATTACCAGGAAGACCGTCGTTCTTCCATTGTCCTGTCATGTCATTGGTAATTTGTTTGAAATATCTAGCAAAATATACCATCTTGTTGGTCTTGGTATCTTTGAACTCTAGAACAGCCACTGCCCGCATAGAATTATCTTGATTGTTTACAAACACTACATTCGGATAGTTTTTCTTTAGTTGCTCGACCCCCGCATCTAATTCTTCTTTGGTCTTATAGGCACCAGGTTGGCTTGGTATATAAGCGACCTGTTGGAATTCGATTTCCTGCCCTTGCGGATTGACAAACTTGTCACCTCTATCTCTGTACAAGAGACCTCGGGCTTTTTCTAAAAGTATTGATTCAGATAAAAATTCAAATGCTCGCATTAGAGTATTTATCGTATTTCTGGGAACAGACAATCCTGGATAAACACACGGACATCTTTTTCTGACAGACCCAGGCTGACCATGACTCTAGGTGTGTGCGGATTCTGCTTTTGGTTCTGTGCGTAATAGTTTTGTTCGAATGTATTGTCTGTGATGGTCCATGCAGTGTCCATAACTGTGGCAGTATAGTTATATACGCACTTTTCTGCTAGCTCTCGGATCTGTGCCAGTTCGGTTTCGTCCTGTACATTGCCCGCGGCCACCATCGAGGGACTGAATATGCGCTGAGCCCAATCTGGCAGAGCACGTTCTTTTCGCCACTCTAGGCTAGCTACTTCTTCTGCGAACCATTCGCACATAGGATGTTCACGATCTGAGGTAGGTGAATAATCTACGAAACAGCCCGTGATCTTGTTTTTACCTGCGATGACATCAAATCCGAATATAGGAGCAGGATTGTTTGTGTGTGGAAATACGCAACAGTGCATCATCCACAGTCCCTTGGTTTCTCGGGCGTCGACTACGTCTACGTGTGCCCTTCGATAGAATGTTCCAGTCCACACTCTATTGACCCAACCGGGCTGATTGAATCTGTCCATACCCGGTTCGAATATTTCTAATCCTGTCCGAGAAAAATGATTTATGAATAGATCTTGTATCTCAATCAGCGTCTGCCAGACATTACTGTTTGACATACTGCATCATCTCTTCAAAAAATCTAGCAGCGTATCCGAAACATAATTTTGCTTCGTCAGCCATCGAGTCGTCGACTTTGGCACGTATCTTTGTTTTTAAATCATCGACGTTCTCGAATTGATAATATTTTCCGCTGCCTGGGATTCTTTTAGCGATCATCTGACCGCCAGCTAGATCTCCCATATGTCTGACATAGATATGGGACATTAGTTTTCTAACATCATCTTTGATACTGATGATATATTTTGTATAATCTTTAACTACTGGACACAGTGCTGGTGCAACTTCACCTTTCCATAGTTCTTCGAAATCTGTTCGGATCGCTTTGCTACGTAAAATTCCCGGAACATCGTTTAAAATTCCGTGAGGCATAGTACAGACCTCTAATATTTCATACATAGGAAATTGATTATATAGATACGTCGCGTATAATTGAGGATCGATATCACCTTTAAACAAAATTTTAACAAATGGTCTTGTTTCGGCGAATTTGTGTTCTTCGTAAGTAAGTTCTTTTAGGCTCATAATATATGTATTTAATCTTTAAGCCTTAACAAAAAAAATAATAAATCTTTTTCGTCATTTAATTTCAGAATATATTCTCGATCAGTCCTTTGATAATTCCATTTTTTTCCCAGTGGTCCTAGGCTTTCTTCAAAAAATTGCAACATCTTTTTTCGACCTCGGGTACCATTAGATTCAGATACTGGACGCCTGTCTCTAAAATGCACCCAAAATCCGAATCTACGGGCTCCGGTTGATTTATATTTTAATAATTTAACATCATCGAATGTCATTGTTCCATTTCTAAAGTAATTTGCAAAGGAAAACCATGACTGCGAGCTAATGTGGTAGATTCGATTCCTTTTGTTTCTGCTATCTCGTGCGTATAAACACCTACTACCGCGCTGCCTGTTTGATGTATTTCTAAAGTTAAATTTTTAGCAGTGGTTTCGTCGTGTCTAAAAATCTGAGTTAACAGATCGATAACGAACTCCATCGGCGTTTTATCATCGTTCAAAAATATAACTTTCCACATTTTCGGAGGTTGTAGACTAGTTGTTATTTTTTCGTCGATTTGTGCATCTATAGACATCTTTTCTCCCGAGTTGAGTTCGGAGTCTCCCCCGAACTCTGTGACTAATACTTTATTTGATTTCGACGATATCGATTACTCGAGGTTTCATTTCTTCTGGAATTTCTCGCTCGATTCTGATCTGTAGAATACCGTTTTTAATAGTTGCGCTGACGATTTTCATATGTTCAGCGAGAGTAAACTTACGCTCGAAATCTCTAAGAGCCAACCCTCTATGTAAAAACTCTACTGTAACATCATCGTTCTTATCTCTTTCGCCAATGATGGTAAGTTCGTTTTGTTCTACAGTGACCTTGATTTCGTCTTTTTCGAAGCCAGTGACAGCCATCTCGATCTCGTAGAGATTTTCCTGTAGTTTGGCTACATTGTATGGAGGATAATTATTGCTGATCTGGTTGGAGAATCGACGCTCCATGTCATCGAAAATCCTATCAAAGCCAACTAATGCTCTGTTTAATGCCTGTGTGTCAAAACGTTGTAATTGTGTCATTTTAAAATCTCCTTAAAAAGTAAGATAAGTTTGGGCCCTATGCCCTTGTGCTGAACCCATATAGGTGTCCTGCAACATATTTATATTTTACTGTCTCTGTCTGTGCGAGTCAATGGGGGACTGGCCCCCATTGGATCATTACATGCCCATATCCATTCCGGGATTTGGAACACCTTTCTCTTCTTTGATCGCTATTTCAGTGATAGCGCAGTCGGTGGTCAACAACAGTCCTGCGATTGAAGCAGCATTCACCAAAGCAGTTTTTGCCACTTTGGTAGGATCGATAACACCCATCTCTAATAGATCACCGAACTGATGTGTGGCCGCATTGTAACCGAAAGTCCCGGAACCTTCTACGACTCTATTGACTACTACATCGGCAGAATCACCGCTATTGGTAGCGATCTGGCGCAGGGGCTCTTCCATGGCACGCAGCACGATCTTGATACCAGCATCTTGATCAGTGTTCGCGCCTTTGAGATCTTTGATCGCTGTTTTAGATCGGATCAAGGCCACACCTCCCCCGGGAACGATTCCATCTTCCACGGCCGCACGGGTTGAACACAAAGCATCATCGATTCGATCTTTTTTCTCTTTCATTTCTACTTCGGTGGCAGCACCAACTTTGATTACCGCAACACCGCCTGCTAATTTGGCCAATCTTTCTTGCAACTTTTCTTTATCATAGTCGCTGGTCGCTTCTTCGGTCTGCACTTTGATGGCTGCACAACGTTGTTTGATAGATTCCTTATCTCCTACCCCTCCGACGATGGTAGTATTTTCTTTGGCCACTTCGATTCTAGATGCACGACCTAATTGATCTAACGTGGTCTTTTCTAATGTGTGTCCAAGATCCTCGGCGATCACGGTACCACCTGTTAGGATAGCGATATCTTCAAGCATGGCCTTACGGCGATCGCCAAAGCCGGGTGCCTTGACTGAACAACTCTTAATGATTCCTCGCATCGAGTTCAGCACCAATGTGGCTAATGCTTCACCCTCTGTGCTTTCAGCGACTACTAACAATGGTTTACCGGTCTTGGCCACTGCTTCTAGTACAGGAATCAAATCGCGGATGTTCGAAATCTTTTTATCAGTCAAAAGGATATATGGATCTTCGAATACAGCAGTTTGTTTATCCGGTGTGTTGATGAAGTAGGGGCTATCCCAACCGCGATCAAACTGCATACCTTCAACAACTTCCAATTCGTCTTTGAGACCTTTACCGTCTTCGACTGTGATGACACCTTCTTTGCCCACCTTCTCCATGGCCTTGGCGATGATTTTTCCAATAGTTTCGTCGCTGTTAGCAGAGATAGATGCGACCTGTTCGATTTCTTTGTTAGTCTTGCATTCTTTGGAAATCTTAGAAAGTTCTTCCACAGCAGCATCCACCGCTTTGTCGATGCCTCGCTTGAGATCCATGGGATTCATACCTGCGGTAACGAATTTCATGCCTTCTTTGACAATGCTCTGCGCGAGCACAGTGGCAGTGGTAGTGCCATCGCCTGCTTTGTCTGCGGTTTTTGAGGCGACTTCCTTGACCATCTGAGCGCCCATGTTCTGTAGTTTATCTTCTAATTCGATTTCTTTGGCCACTGTGACACCGTCCTTGGAGATCACGGGAGATCCAAATGATTTTTGGATCACTACATTGCGTCCTTTAGGACCTAATGTTACTTTAACTGCATTGGCGAGGATGTTTACACCCTCTACTAATTTTGCACGACTGCTGTCGCTAAATGTTACTTGTTTCGATGGCATGTCTGTCTCCTTATTCTACGATAGCCAATACATCATCTTCTTTGAGAATGATGTGATCTTTATTTTCAATTTTTACAGCCTGTCCAGAAAATTTTCCGTACAGAATCTTATCTCCGATTTTCACGGTCATAGGAACTAGATTTCCTTCATCCGTGATTTTACCGGCCCCTACTCCGAGTACTTCTCCTTGCATTGGTTTTTCTTGCGCAGTATCGGGGATCACGATGCCGGATGCTGTAACTGTATCGGTCTCTAAAGGCTTTACTAAAATTCTATCTCTGATTGGATTTACTTTCATTCGTATTTTCTCCTTATAAAGTAAGATTAACGAGGGACCCGATGGTGTCCCTATTATTAATTCTTGGTTTCTGTGTATGTAGCATCGACTACATTATCATCCTGTGATTCCGGATTGGGTTTTTCTGCTTGTTCTTTAGCAGTACGTTTTTCCAAAAGAATCTTCATCGCAGGATAAACTTTTTCTAGTTCAGATTTAATCTTATCTGTGTCATCCCCTTTGACTGCTTGTTCAACTGAGGCAACAGCAGATTCGATTTCTGATTTTTCTGAGTCTGTGAGTGTGTCTTTAAATTCCTCTACGTCACGTTTTACTTCATATACAGTAGATTCTGCTTGATTCCGTGCTTCTATTAATTCTCTGGCTTTTTTGTCTGCATCAGCATTGGCTTCGGCTTCTTTGATCATTTTTTCGATTTCTTCTTTGCTAAGACCAGAGTCAGACTTAATCGTGATCTTATTTTCTTTTCCTGTGCCTTTGTCTTTGGCAGAGATGTGCATGATGCCATTAGCATCGATGTCGAAAGTAACTTCGATCTGTGGCATACCTCTACGTGCCGGTGCGATTCCTTCGAGGTTGAATTCGCCTAGCATTTTGTTATGTTGAACTAACTCTCTTTCTCCCTGGAATACCTTGATAGTTACAGCAGGTTGATTGTCTTCTGCGGTGGAAAATGTCTGCTGCCCCTTAGTAGGAATAGTGGTATTTTTTTGGATGATCTTGGCCATCACACCGCCCAATGTCTCGATACCGAGGCTCAGCGGAGTGACATCTAGCAGAAGAACATCTGTTCGATCACCGCCTAGCACAGCACCTTGTACTGCGGCACCAACTGCTACCGCTTCGTCGGGGTTAACGTCTTTACGAGGAGCCTTGCCGAACAATTTCTCGACTTCTTCCTGGACCTTAGGCATACGGGTCTGACCGCCAACGAGGATGACTTCATCGATGTCTGCAGCCGTAACAGCAGCATCCTTCATAGCGATGCGGCAGGGTTCTAGGCTGCGTTGGATAAGATCCTCAACTAGGCTTTCTAGTTTAGACCTAGAAATCTTAACTACTAGATGTTTCGGACCAGACGCATCTGCGGTTACATAAGGTAAGTTAACTTCTGTCTGAGCGCTGTTCGACAGTTCGATCTTGGCTTTTTCTGCAGCATCTTTAAGACGTTGCAATGCTAGGACGTCGTTCTTGAGATCTACACCGTTTTCTTTCTTAAACTCATCGACCAAGAAATCCATGATACGTTGATCAAAGTCTTCGCCTCCCAGGAATGTATCACCATTAGTCGACAACACTTCGATCTGCTTGTCACCGTCGACATTTGCGATTTCAATGATCGAAACGTCAAATGTACCGCCTCCTAGATCATACACGGCGATTTTTCGATCTTTCTTATCAGTTTTATCAACACCATAAGCCAGCGCGGCCGCTGTAGGTTCGTTGATGATACGCAGAACTTCTAGACCAGCGATCTGTCCAGCATCTTTGGTTGCCTGTCTTTGACTGTCATTGAAGTAAGCAGGAACTGTGATAACTGCTTTGGTAACAGTTTCGCCTAGATAATCTTCTGCGGTCTTCTTCATCTTGCGAAGGACTTCAGCAGAGATTTGGGGCGGTGCTAGTTCTTTGCCCTGTGCTCGAACCCATGCATCTCCGTTTTTAGATTCCATAATTTCGTATGGCATTAAATCGATATCTTTTTGTACAGCCTGTTCTTTGAACTTGCGACCGATCAACCGTTTGGCTGCATAAATGGTGTTTTTGGGATTAGTTACGGCCTGTCTTTTAGCGCTGGCTCCGACCAGGATTTCGTTTTCTGTGTAGGCAACGATGCTAGGTGTAGTGCGAGCACCTTCTGAATTTTCGATTACTTTGGATTTTCCTGCCTCGATGATGGCCACGCACGAATTGGTGGTTCCGAGGTCAATACCGATGATCTTAGACATACATATCTCCTTATAAAGTAAGATCTATTTTTTAGGCTCTATGCCCTGAAAATTGCCCTAATAGTGGTACAATTTACGATTTTATTTATCTCTGAGATTATACAGCTAGATAAAAATATTTACGATACCTACGATGTAGATCACAGTGATCACAGCCTGGACGATGAATAGGCTATGTTTCCGCCAAATTACAGCCTGCATGACCCAGCTGACGATCTCTGTCAGCGTATTCTCGATCTCGGTTGGCTCTCCACCATTCAAGATACAGATTCCAATCGCCGCCAAACTTTTCACGCTTGACAATTTCTGTGATTTCGATGCAGGGCATGATTTCGGTATTGGGCAGCAGGGCTCTTGATGCTGCCCAATCACAATGCCAAAAAATTACTAGAACAGCAGCCAAATTCATGACTGTTAATATCCTTCATGTTAATATACTCTTGATCAAGGGCGGCAAATAGATCACTGTGATCACTGTCTGTACAGTGAGAAGACTCCACTTGCGCCACATGATGGCCTGTATGGCCCAACCTAGATTGGAAACAAACAGGAACCATATATTTAGTGGATAGATATTCATAGAAGTCAAAACCGCACCTACTATTAGGATTGCGGTTATTGACCACTCAAACCAGAATTGCCAGGGTTTTCTAATCCATTCGATCACTTCATGGCCCTAGCTTCTTCACGCCATGGTGCAAGACTGACCAAAGGTGTCAGTGCCAAGATCACTCCTAGTTTGAACAGGGTGCTGCCGCTCACGATCCTAGCGATGGCCTTGTTGAGATCCATGGCATCACCACCCAACAGCGGAGGAATAAACACAAAGGCAAACAGTACAAATAAAACAGCATCCACTGGCAAGCTGACTAGGTTGCTGACAAATGTTCTTGCCCACGAACCCCAGTCACGTTCCCACAGCACTTGATACACCCAGGTGTTGACCCACTGGCTGACCACAGTGGCGATTTCTGAACCGATCACTATGCCCAGGCTCATCTTCCACACAGCATCAAAGTTCACACTGGGTCTAAATGCCGGAGCAGGAATAAAGGTCATGGCATACATGAATGCTGCCACAGCAAGATTCAAGACCACACCTATTAGAATCACTCGTTGCACCACAGCAGCACCGGCCAGTTTGTGCAACATGTCTCTGACCACAAACACCACAGCAAATAGCATGGCGCCGGCAGGTGTCACTACCCAACCAAAATCCAGGAACTTGGCAGCAGCAAAGTCTGCCACGGTCATGGCCATGATTAGAGTGGCACTCAAACCAATGATCCAGTACAGTGTTCGGTTGTCCAGTTCGATCAAAGGTCGATCAAAGAACTTATCGTTCAAGTTAGTTACTACACTCATTTCAGTCTCCTCTTTAAAAAATTAAAATTTTGCATGATCACTCTGTCTTTCTTGGTAGTGATCACAGATGTCTGTGAACATGCATTGATCGCATTTGGGTGATCTGGCACGGCAGATATACTTGCCGTGATCTATCAACCATTCATGAGCACCCCAGCGATACTGATCAGGGGTATCCTGCTCTAATGTTTCTGCGGTCTTGTGTTCTGCTTTTGTATTTGCTATGCCCAGTCTGTTGCTGATACGATGCACATGGGTGTCCACGGCGATAGCAGGTTCATTGAACACAAAACGCATCATGATGTCTGTGCTTTTGCGACCCACGCCTGCCAACTGCATCAACTGCTTTCTATCATTGGGCACTGTGCCGGCATGACGATCCAACAGTTGCTGACTCATCAACTTCAGATTCTTGGCCTTGTTGTTGTACATACCAGCAGGCCGTATTAATTGTTTTAATTTGTCTATGTCCAGGGATAGGATTTCTTCCGGAGTTTCAGCATGAGCGAATAAGTTAGCGCAGGCTTCAGCGGTGCGTTCATCTTTAGTCTGGGCACTCAGTGTCACACCCACCAGACTCTTGAACGCATTGTTGTAGATTTTTTCCCGCGGCGGATTATTTGGCACAGGATTTTGTGCGTGAAATCGTTCGTAGACTGTGACTATTTTAGACATTGGCCGCTTGTAGTTTCTTTTTATTGGCTACTGCCCAGTTGCCTCTCAGTGCAAAATAAAGTCCACCAATCCATAGGCTGAAGTGCAAGTAGTCAGAGAGAATAAAAGCCCATAGACTTTCAGGCTTGAGCACTACCCAGATCACTCCGGTCATCACGCAACACATGACCAGGCCGCAGAATCTAGTGAGTGCATCTCCCAGTTCGGCAACATAGGGCAAGTCCCGAATCTTAGCCACAGTGGCTAATCCTCCCGCCAGTAGACCAACACCGGCTAGTATTTCACCAAAGACCACGAACCACCATACCAAGGCCGGCAGACCAAATGCTGCTCCACCCGCAGGATCAAATGGCATCTTGGCCAAGCCCTGTGTGATAAACACCACGGCCAAAGGTATTCGCAACAGCAGGTTGCTCCAGTCAAAGTCTGGCAATGTGTGCCAATAATTTTTTAGAACCAGTTTCATAATATGTTTCCTTTCAAATGCGACGGCAAATAGAGACCGCACCGCGCGATCCCAGGTCAATCAACTTTACCCATAATTTCAATGCAGGGTTGATGGATCTAACACGCGACCCAGCATCATGCTTGTGATGCACTTCGTCGGCCTGGCATTTTTTAAGTACGACTACCAGATCGTTGTGTTCGGGATAGGAAGATAACTGATCAATCTGTTGTTGATAATGATGGTCCACAAAAGTTTCCACAGCTTGTATGGTAGCATACACTGTATTGCGTCCAAATAGAGCTGGCACAGCACCAGTGAGCCAACCTGCTATTCGCCAAGGAATCTGCAGACGACTTTGCTGTGACACATGTACCAGGGACTCCATCATTCTTAAATGCTGTCGTTCCACAGCTCCATGTGCATCAGCAAACTCCAACAATTCGGGGTCTTCCCGCCACAGGGCCACTGCTTTTATACCCCGATAGATTTCTACCGCTCCAACTTCACCTGCATGATCAGAGCGTAATTCCTGATTGATGTAGTTACTGATTGACACTTTACTTCAGTGTAGCAGTATAGGCCGCGATGTTTTTAATATCGGCTGGAGATAGTTGTGCAGCAAAGCCCCACATCAACTGACTCTGTGCGCCAATCTGTTGCTTGTTTTTGTAGGCAGTGAGTTTCCTCTCAATGTCTGCCGCTGGCTGGCCGGCCAACTTGGGACCTGCACCACCTTGACCTTGTGCGCCGTGACAGGCCACACAGGTAGCGTACTTGACTTTGCCTTGGGCCGCATCTTGTGCCATGGCTGGTACGCTTAACGCGACCAAACTTGCAAAAATAAATGATTTCATTTTGTTTCCTTTAAACAATTAAATTTACTAACATTAATAATGATAACACAAACACTAGAGTTATTACAAGCCCCGCAACAACCAATACCACAGGATTAAGTTGTTCAGCGTCCTGTTCATATTCGGATCTTTTTCTGATGCCCAGAAAAGACCACATCACTGCCCGAATTGTTCTTAACCACATATTGGAATCACTGCTCGCCCCAACTGACTCTCAACCAAACACGTTCATGCACATAAAAGATTATGGTATGTATGATGGCCAGAGCTATGGCCCCTTGCCAGCCTGCAAAAGGTATGGTTATTAACATGGCGATCAGTCTCCAACTGACTGCTCTAGCCCAGGTGCGTGTTTTGGTTTCTGTCATTTGCTTTTGTTTTCAAACTGTGTAGCTGACGATCTCTGTCAGCGTATTCTGGATCACAGTATTTAGATACTCGCTGCCTTCTCGGCTCGTTCTTCATCACTCATCTCAGAATCTCTCTGGGCACGATCCGATTGTCGCAGTTGATCATATTTTGGTCGATCGGGATACTGTTTCTGCACAGTCTTGATCACCAACCAAGTTATGAACGCCATGCTGACGATGGCCATGTGTCCAAACACATTGTATCCCAGATACCACATCTCGCCCGCATATAATGAAAACGCCAGGGCCCAAAAACAGGCCAGCATGATGCTGGCGATGTATTTGATCTGCATGGGAGCATTTCTCATACCATTGAAGTTGGGATCCAGCAATTGATAGAAAGTCCTAAACAGTAATCGCAAAAATTTGTATAGTCCGTACATGATTATCCTCTCATTGACACACAGAATCGTAATACTTGCAGAAGAAAAAATGCCATGCGAGATGTTGGTCCCTCACAGACCATAGGCCTGCTGTGATCAGGGCAACGATGCCACATATTGCGGCGAATATTATGTAAACCTTCATTTTATCTCCTCTAGAGTGAACTTCTCCTTCAATATCTGACAGGCACGATTCAATGCGTGAACACGATCACTTCTGCTTTCCTTCGTGATGATTACATCAGCCGCGCAATGACAAATGTTTTTATTACAAATTATCTTTTCTTTAGGCCAGTCAAATCCTGTAACTATATTTCCTAGATGACCGCCAACTTCACAATTTGCACGTTGCACTCTTCCGTCATGTAAAACAAATAAACTTTCTAATCCTATAGAGCATTCCCATCCGAAAAAATTATTTGATTTAGTTTTTTCTAGATCCGATTGTATGTTTAAAGAAAAAAATTCTTGAGATCCATCATCATATAACACATTTGATTTTGTTTTGTTCATTCGATGATTAGTTAATTTTTTTAGTTTCGGATCTCCGAAGACTATAGGCGTGTTTTTTAAAAAATCTAATTGTTCGTCAGTGTAAGATGCATCAAAATAATTAATTCCCGTACCAAAGTCAGGTAATATTCTTACCACTTCGATAGTAAAAGGTTCAGATGCTAACAAAGCCTTTTCATACATTCTAACGCATCTATCCCAATTTCTGGGATGCATCATTATTCTTAATGTAACATAGGATTTGTGAGATAATTTTGATAACTTATCAATAAATTCGTCCTCTTCCTCTTCTGATATTACAAATTCTGAATGATAGCTTACGCTTATAGAACAAAATTTATAAGCTATATCTTTCCAATAATCCCAAGAACGTACAAGATTTGTAGTCACATGCACAGTTCCGCCTTTATCATAAATGGTGTCAACTAAATCTTTAAAAAAAGGACTTACTGTAGGTTCTCCGCCTGAAAGACTGCAGTGGACATAAGAGAATTTTTCAAAGCACCGATCTAAAAAAGGCTTTACATGTTTCCAATCGTAGTGATGATTTTTGCCGCCATGCACAATTTCAGGACAATAACTACAATGATAGGTACAAATATTATTTAAAAGCCAGGTAAGAAAAAGTCCAGGAGAAGTTTTTTCTATCTTTATTATTTTTTTACCGTTATAGATTATTGGATTCATAATTTAACCTAATATAATCTAGTTCTTGAATTCGTTCGTTCACGGTTGTTTTCCTTTCTTTTATTTTAAAAATACATCGTTGATTGCTTAATTTATCTCTGTTTTGCCAGTGGTGTGAACAATTTTCCATCCATGCTGCTTGCAGATCTCAATTTCTTAAACACATTTTGTACACCCACTGCCTGATTCCAAGCATCTTCTAGCGCATGATGTTTCAGCACAGGTGGCCGCTGCGGATCTATACCGAGATCGAACAATGTGCGTGTATCCCTGACTTCCCAAAAACTCCAAGGGATGGCTTTCCCGATCTTGCGGAAAAGGTGTTCGCAGATTATGACATCAAATCCTGCCCCATGGCTCCAAACCCGTTTCGCTCCCCAGCAGAATTTGTATAGTTGATTCATAGCATCAACGATATTGATTCTGCCTTCAGGATCGAATGCTTCTTCCTGTGCTGCCTTACTTTGATTTGCCCACCAGTCTAGGGTAGATTGGCTTACGGTGCAACCTATGCGATCACAACTATCTAAGTCTACTTTAACATAAAACTTTTCACAAGATGGTTCAGATATATCGTCACCGAATGGATCAAATTTGACTGCGCCAATCGTTAAAATAGTTGCTGTGGGGAGAACATCTAAGGTCTCCATGTCGATCATGATATCAGTAAGTGCGGTCATGCTGCTATTATACTTTCTATTATCGTTTAAGTCAAATATTATTTTTTACAAATACATCATTGATTTGTCGATTGACCCGGATAAATGTAGTGCATTTCGATAGCTGTTTTAGGGTCGGGGCGCCTACATAAGTACAGGCACTGCGGAGTCCCCCCAGCAGATCTAGCACTGTGTTTTTTACTAGACCTTTGTATTTTACTTCTACTGTGCGTCCTTCTGAACTTCTATATTCAGCAACGCCGCCGCTATGCTTATTCATTGCTGTGTCCGAACTCATGCCGTAAAAGGTAACTAGGCCGTCCTTGACTTCGCCACCGCCTTCGTCGTGGCCGGCTAACATCCCACCCAGCATGACGAAGTCTGCGCCTGCGCCAAATGCCTTAGCCACATCGCCTGGGCAAGTGCAGCCACCATCAGCAACGATATGGGCGCCGAGCCCATGGGCCGCATCACTGCACTCAATGATCGCAGAAAGTTGCGGGTAGCCAACTCCAGTCTGTATCCTAGTCGTGCATACCGATCCCGGTCCGATTCCAACTTTGACGATGTCGGCTCCCCGTAAAATAAGTTCTTGGGTCATATCAGCAGTGACCACATTACCGGCGATGATGGTTTTGTCTGGCCAGGCGTCACGGACGTCTGCGACATAATCACCGAATGTTTCGCTGTAGCCGTTGGCTACGTCGATGCAGACGAAACGGATCTCTGGATAGGCATTGATTATTCGGCTCAGTCTTTGGAAATCTCGTTCGCCAGTGCCGGTGCTGACAGCGAAACAATTGCCGCTGTACTCAGTGGCTAAGTCAAACAGGTCCTCTTCGTCGTAAGACTTTACCAAACAGGTAAACATACTATGCCCGGAAAGAGTCTTAGCCATTTCGATCGTACCTACTCCATCCATGTTGGCAGCCATTATGGGAACGCCCGTCCATTCTTGACTGCTGTGACGGAATTTATAAGTTCTGGAAAGTTCTACTTCTTTTCGGCTGCTTAAAGTAGAACGTTTGGGACGGATCAACACATCACGAAAGTCTAATTTGACTTCGTCTTCGATACGCATTTGATACCTTTCTTAGAAAAGTTTTGCCGGAAGTTGTTGTTCTCTTAATTTTTTACGCCATCTTGCTTTGGCAGCAGATTTTTTCCGTTTACGAATACTGGTTGGTTTTTCGTAAAATTCATGTTTTCTAAGATCATCTAAAATATTAGAATCTTCGATTTTTTTCTTGAAACGCCTGAGGGCCTGGTTAATGTTTTCGTTTTCTTTGAAAACAACCGTCCTTCCCTGTAATTGATTGTTAAATTGTTTCATTATTTTCCATTCTAAAAGTAAGCAATTCTACAACATCTTCGACTGAGTATATAGCAGATTTGTTAATTTTATTCAATTTTTTTAATGTGCCAAAGTAATAAGAATTTCGTTGGGCAGCAAAATATCCTACCATGGTATCATCGAGAGAGTCTGCATTAAAGATTATAAAGTCGCTTTTGAGTTTTTTGTCTAATATCCAATCTATTGAATCGGTAGGTCTAGCGGAATACACTACTATGTTTCCCACTTTGTTGAGACGGAGTAAACTTTCTGAAATTATTTGGGTTTGATTTTCTGTAAGATCATAGATTAAAAATCTAAAACTATCTGGTAAAAAATCATCCGGAACAGTGACTATGATTACATGGTCAGACATCTTTAACCTTTTTTGATCCTTTGCCAGATAGTATTGTCATTTTGTTCGGCATTTTGAATATAATCGGTCATTCTTCCTTGCTTCGTACTATCTGCTGCATTCCCTCTTTCTCCATCCATCTCGTTATCTTTTTTTTTAGATTCTGACTCTACTAGATGATCTCCTGGGCGTTCGTTGGATTTTTGAAGTTGTTCTTGGGCCCATTTAGCTGCCTCCAACGCCGCTTCATCGTCACCGAAATCGGCTATAGGTTTAAGATAATCTTCCCAGGGCAATTTATCGATGATCCCTCTTTCTAGCAACATTCTTTGATGCTTGACGCTGTTCTTGATACCTTCGGATTTCCAGATTCTCATCGCTATTTTTTCTGTTTCTGCTGCCTGCTCTATAAGTTCTTCTTCTTTTTCTTCGTCGACGGCTCGTTCTGCCTCGGCGATCATTTCGTTCCATTCTTCTAACGGATCCTTTTTAGATTCTTCAGAAACTTTAGATTTGACTGGATCGGTTTCTATCTCCGCTATTTTTCTGTTGGCTTCTTCTGCAACATCATCTCCAGTCTGTGTTTCTGGATCTGTTTGTGGTTGTCCGCCACTTCCTTCATCAACTGATCCGATCGCGGACTGCTGTGATGGGGATGTTTCTTCTCTGTCGACTTCCGATGGGGTGTCCTCTTGAACCAACTCATTTTTTCGCTCCTCTTCTTGTTGTCTGAACCATTGGAAACTGTATTGGCTAGACAATAGTAATACCACTGCCAGGGGATCGAACACCAACACGATGGTTATAATCACCCAGGTTACTGCTCTTTCTAACATGTTCTGATCGGTCTGATCGCCATAGATCAGTTTGGCGATATATTTGATTGGACCCACTTCGGCCTCGACCTTGCGCATCTCTGCCCGAACAGGTGCGATTTCTTCCTGTAGTTTTACGATTCGAGATTGCGCTTCTTCGATCTGCTTGGTCAATGTTTCTCGATCTCGAGATTGGCTACGGCGGATCTGCAGGCTGCGTTCTGCGGCACTGCGCACCTGTGTCGTACCATCTTTGAGTTTGATTTCTTGATCACCTGTGGCGATGACCCCAGTAACGGCTGCATCCATCTGTTTGATAACTGCCTGAGCGTTGGCTATGTTCTCACGCTCGATCTTGATCTTTTCATCTGCCAGAGATATCTTGGCCTGTACATCACCGCTGACGATATTTTGATCCAGATGCGCCTTTGACAGATACCCGAATATGCCCAAAGACGTTATGATCATCAATATGGCGATAGCGGCTATGAGATATATCTTGATCAGACTAGGTGCCCGGTGCCAGTTCCATTTCAACCATACAGTGGCTACCAGTTTGCTGACTTCTAAGGCCACTCCCATTATGATGATGGACACGGCACTAGCGGCAAAAATAGAAACTAGGCCTGCCACCGAATACCACACTGCCACAGCAGAAATTATCAATCCACTGAGCAATGTTAGATATGCTATTATCTTGTCAGATGTGCCATACGTATATTTCATGAACTATTATTTATTGCTTCAACCATCGCCAATTTGTGTGCGCATTATCAAAGCAGGCAGTCTGTGACAGGGTTTTTTCTACTCCGTAGGCGATCGCCTGAACATGCATCCTTCTGCAATAACCGGAACCAGTCGGCCAGGTCAACACCGGCCTAGCATAGCCGCTGGCATCGCCTCTATACCACTCAACCGTTTGACCGTTTTCAGCAAACATAACTGCATGCGTCAAGGCCTGATGATAAGCGGATTTTTGATCATCATCTAGTGTCTTGAAAAATCCAAAAGATACAGTTATAGCCTCATTGATAAATGATTCGCTTCGATATTCAAAGAATCTTGGATTGTTAATATCGTTGGCCTGAACAGTGCTAGCGACCAATAACATCGACAACTTCCCAACTACCATCAGGCTTTTGACAACTGATACCTTTGCGTTGGACATCATTTCCTCCAATCCTCATCCAATAAGTAAACTCACCGCAATACGGACTAAATCCGGCCCTTGATGCTGTTAATCTTTTGATCTGATCATCCGTGCATTCTACCTGAGTTTTACTGTTAACACGTTCTCCATTTTGGGTTTCAATAGTTTGGCTAGTATGACAATACTGTGGCTTTTTCGCTGAAACCTTAGGTGCTGAAGAACACCCGACTAATAATAGGCCGGCTAATATGATAGCGATCTTCATTACTGTGCCTTCGCAGACTTGGCTTCTTGCATCAATCTCTCAAAAGTTTCCAGAGGCATCTTGATCCGTACATAGGTATGCACACGGCTAGTAGCAGCCAATTGATAAGAATGCTTCTTGACTTCAAGATGCTCTCGGATCACGGTATCTACCACTTTGTGCTCGACAAAAGTTCGAGTGTTGCGCTTGTCATTGGTGATGTCAATAGTGGTAGACGAGTTGACCGAACCGTTGATGCGTTCGGCGAAACCCTTGACAGCGAATGCATAGGCCTGTGCTTCTGCGGCCTGCTCATAGATGCTTTCTCCCATTCCGCAGGCATAGGCAAATTTGTCACGATTCCAGAACTTCCACCCTTCGGAGCCGATCTGTTCGCAATCAACATACCAATTAGGATGCGCTTTGGTATCACGGACTTCGATGGTTTTCATAGAAGAGCAGCCAGTGACTGCCGCAGCCATAATGCCGATTATAATTGCCTTTTTCATAATTACCTTTCTGTGTGTGAGTTACGACATTAATAATTATAGCATCGCAGCCAACCAAAGTCAACTACGGTGATTACCAATCTACTTGAAGAAGATCAATGCCATCATCACGGCCTGGAGCATGAATCCAAAACCCAGGGTGACGATATTGAACATGTCTCGTTTGGCAGCGGCTTTGGCGAACAGCAGGGCCAGTCCAAACCAAACCATCAAAACCAAATCCACCGCAGGCATCTTGTCAGTGATGCCTGCCATCACTGCTAAGAAACTAGGTATAGTGGCCGAGTGTAAGACCAAAATGGCCACCCATTCTAGGCTCTCCGGGCTCAGCCGACTGAAATATCTTTTGAGACCGTCGCGGACCTTTTCTATGTCAAATGTTTTCATTTGGTTTCCTGTAGAAGATGTGGGCTCCAATTTTAATTATCCTTTCTAGTTTCCAGTTAGGGCTGACGTAATCAGCATGATAATACAATGCTTTATTTAAGCTGTCAAGACGGAATCCTTCCAGGTAGACTTTTTTAGCCACTGCATAACTATCGGCATAGGCCTTATCGTTGATCTTGCGATTTCTATGGTTAGCATCGCAGTACCAAGAGAACTGGCAGATAACCGTGGAAAAGATCACGGTCTTTTCGTAGACTACTCCGCATACCGTTTTTGGAAATCTCGGATCCTTCACCCTGTTTAGTGTGACCTGAGCGACAGCTACTTTACCTTCGAACGGTTCGTATCCCGCTTCGCGATAGATGTTCAGAGCAAGACATTCTAGATCTTTTTCTATGCTCTCCGCAGATACAAATTGATATCCTTCTTGTCCGCTTAACTTTTGAAATTTCCATCCGGTTATCGAACTTACTACAAACATCACCAACAACAGCGATACTGCTATACTACCCAATCTAAGAGATTGAAACATTGTGTTCCTCCTTTCATTTGGTGTCACGATCTTCTGTGACATTACACTACAGGGAGTTAACTTCACGAGGCTCTATAAGAGAACCCTTGGTTCGTGTAGTCGTCTCCATCAGTTACGACACGCTGCCTTGCTGTTTACAAGACTGCGCTTTCACCTTTGGCGAGCATGGCTTCCCGAATCTCACGGGTTTCTCATTGGCCAAGACTCGCGGGTCTGGACATTAAACTGGTTCGCTCCGTCCGGACCAACTATCTCAGTTTCTTGCGAAACGTTTAATATATATCGCATTTTACTGTCAGAGTGTAAAAAATACACGATTATCGACGATTTTTGACAATATTTACAACGAAATCTTCAAAAACTTTTTCCGGCCAGGTACTCTTTGCGTTATTAACCCAATGAGTGGTAAATCTCACATTGCCTTTTACATAGCCTTTATTGTTGTTGATTCTATCCAAACTCGCTCGATATGGGTTTTTGTCTTCTCTAGTTCCAGATTTTGTCTGCATTTTAATGCCGCTTACAGCACACAATCCGTTTTGTCGATGCCACAGTTTAACGAGATAATCTCGATCGAGATCAAAATCCCATCCGTTGTTTTTAGCCCGTTTAGCGCTGTCTTTTAAAATAGTCATTGATAACCAAGGACCGATATCATTATCGGCATTTTGAAATACTTTCTTTATGTACCGTTCTCTTTTATTGTCAATCAAAAATAGGGTGTTAAATGTCATTCTATCGCCTCATTTTAGAAATTTCAACTGCCTCTTCATCAGAAAAAATCGGCACAGCATTACTCTTGTGCATGGTACCAATGCCTTTGATCTTAGTGCCTGTATAGACTTTCTGTTCGGGCTTGGTGCAGGGACCAGCGGTAAATGGAAGGCTTTCGATCTTAGGTTGGTCGCTGCCTCGATAAGATCTAGGTGCAGGTTTCCAGGTATCCGCAGTCATGGCTCTGCGGCGCTTCTTTTCTTCTGATTCGATACCCCATTTTTTCTGTAGGGCCTTCCAAGATTCTTCCAATTCGCGAGCCTTGCGGGCTTCGTCGGAATTGCGGAACTGGCGTTTGCCCTTGCGTTTGCCTGTGGTGGATAACCAAGGGCCTTCTAGATGCATGCTCAAAAGATCCTCCTATACAGTTAGATAATGCTAGTATTCTAGCATCTCTCCTAGAAGTTGTCAATCAAAATCTTTTTTGAGCGTTTCTGCCGTTTCGGGATCCAATTGAATCTCTTTTGGGGTATCGCCGAGATAGTAGCCAAAGTACACAGGAAATCCTGCTTGCCACAGTCTCCTTTCGTGTTGAGGCAATCTCCAGCACACATAGTCATCTGGTTTGACGATCGGTTCTTTAGGAGGCTCGTTGTAGGGGCGATTGAGTTCAGGTTCCGATCCTGCCCAGCCGCTGCTTCCTGGAAAGGCATAATTATATGGCCCGGTATCTACTCTAAAGTATAATTTTTTTGCTGCTTCTGGCAGCGATCCGAGCGACTTGTCATATTCTAATATTTTTGCCTCTAACACGATACCGTTACCATAGAAACATTCATTGAATTCAAGTTTAAACAGGTCGCTCAATTCTAATTTTGTAGTAAGCATATAATCCTCTCTGACAAATATTAGTTATCTCTCTAAAAAAGAGAGCCCGGATAAACCGGGCTAGAATACAACTATGTTTAAAATTAATTTTGTAAAACTCTTGATACTGCGGTAATCACTGAGGCAATGCGGCCGATGTCACGAAGTTGTTCTACTGTATAGCCTTCCTTCTTTAGTGTTTCATAGTGTGCTTTGACGCAGAAATGACACTTACCTACGATCGAAGCCGATAATGCGTATGCTTCGAATCTGGCCTTAGTAGTTCCGCCATGTGTAGCGATGGCATTCATACGTAACTGTGCCGGCAATCCGCTGAGTGATTCATCCTCGGCCATTTCTACGTAAGGATACCAAACATTGTTCATGGCCATTAAACTGGCTGCGGTAATTGCGGCTTCGGATTCTCGTTGATCTGCGATCTGACTCTGCATCCAAGTCCATAGTTTTGAATTACCTGTGGCAAAAGCCGCCGCGAGAGCAACCGCTTCTGCTTCTTCCTGTGGCAGAGTAGAACGCTTGACTACGGCATCGATATTGAGTCGTGTGTCCTTAGCGTAGTCAGGAATAGTATCCTTGATTTGATCTACCCATGCAGTCATTTAAGCCACCTTTAGTTTTTTGGTTTCTAATGTATCTGCACCTACTTGACGGTTACACTCACAGAGTTCGCCAGTTTGTAGTGCATCAAGAATACGCAGAGTTTCTTCTGCGTTACGGCCAACGTTCAAGTTATTCACAGTAACATGCTGGATGACATTGTCTGGATCAACGATGAATGTTGCGCGAAGGGCCGCACCCGCCGGAACAAAGAACACGCCCAGTTGCTCAACAAGACTCAGTTCACCGCGCTGTGTGTCAGCGAACTGAACGTGCTTGATCTTAGCAAGGTCGCTGTGTGCTTTCTGCCAGCCTAGTTTGCAGAACTCATTGTCTGTGCTTCCAGTCAGCAATACTGCATCACGGTCTGCGAAATCTTGTTGTAATTTATCATAGGCAACGATTTCTGTGGGGCAAACGAAAGTAAAGTCTTTTGGATAGCATACGATAACTTTCCATTTACCTTCAAAAGACTTTTCAGTGATGTCAAAAAACTTATCACTACCTGGATTGATACCGGTCACTACAAATGCTTCTAATCTATCACCAATTGTTTTCATGTGTTTCTCCTTGTGTGTGTTGAAAACTTAGAACTATTTTACAATTTATTTAACCTATAGATCAAGAGATTTTAATAGGTTTTTGTTATTATTTTCCTATGGAGTTCATAGGTAAAAACAATATTGTGCGTACAAAATATGCACTGGACAAGTATATAACCAACGGTCAGTAGGGGTCAAGAAAAAAGTGGCCCGAAGGCCACTTTTGGTATTTTGGGAAACAAGGCATACCAACCCCGTGGAGACTACGCCGCTAGGCGAGTTTCTCCAAAAAATGCGTCGTTTGCATTTATAGTTTTGCTTGATTTACAGTCATCGCCTACTGTGTTGCCGTCTCCGTTATCTCACCCTGTCGAAACCGGTCGGACCCCTCAGAAACACACTGTACAGATATTAGCAATGGCCTCTGTGGGACGATCAGTGTGCTTTTGGTGGATCCGGGGGGAATCGAACCCCCGTCCAGAATGCCTTCACATCGAAGGATGTACAACAATACTGTTATTTAACTATCTCTTGACTCTAATGTCAATACTTTTAGATTTAGTAACATGTTTTCTACTGTTAGTTTGGTTATAGTACTTAGTAGAATGACTTTGTCATCGAACGTGTATTCGGGCTTGTCAAACATTTCTAATATGCTAGTCGCCACCATCTTATAGGCCTGTTCTTTGCCTACGGCCAATCTATCCCAAGGTATGGAATCCTGTCCTTCTACCTCTTGTGCTATATCTACTAGGAGATCTAGATCTACTTTATGCATAAATTATTTGATTTCTAATTGGTCTATGCTGGTACCAAATACGCCTTTGGGGAAAACGTTAAATGCTAGGCTATATCTGGTTTTGTCTGATAGATTTTCTGTGACAGAATGATATAAAAGGCTAGGAAATAATATCAAATCGCCGACTTGAGGATATATTCCCCAGGCATCGGCGTTGAATACATTTAATCGATCTTGATCACCGTGTTGTTGATAATTGAATCCAATCTCAACCGTATCAGTCCAAAGGTTATAATAACTTTTATCTTTTTGGAACACTATGGCACCGCTTTGATCATAGACTTCGAGATAATAGATTCCGCTTATGATGCTGTTAGAATGTCGATGAGAGCCTGCAAAATCATTCCTGTCGTGCCTATTGACCCAACTATTCTGTATCTCAAAGTTCAATCGATCATCACAGTCTAATATCTGGTGGAGGAAATAATCAATGTGAGCCTGTATTTTTCCTCGAAGACCGACTAGTTCTGCCGAATCTAATATGCGTTTGTTTTCAGTGTAACTGCCATTTTCTGCAGGCATGCGAGAAAAGACCTGTGATTTTATAAAATTTAAATCATCGCTATCACGTTCTATATTAGACTGATACAAGGGAATAGGAAACAACGGAGTAAGATTATGATTCATAGCGTAAGTTCGCTATTGCCTCCGCGACCAAAGACGCCTTTAGGAAACACGTTGAATGCTAGACTATATCTTATTATATCAGATTCATTGATCAAAACGCTATGTGCCAACGTGCTGGGGAAAATCAATATGTCGTTGTGTGCGGGAATAAACACGCTGGCATCGGTGGTGAAATCGGTGGTTTCGTCGAAATCTATTCTGATAGTATCGTGCCACAAGGGTTTATATGATGGTTCTTTGTGGAAGGCTATACCCCCTGACCGTTCATCTACATTGAGATACATTACTCCGCTAATAAGACTATTGGCGTGTGTATGCATTGAACTGTAACCGCCTTTGACCACTTCATTGACCCACGATGTGGTTATCTGCCATGCTATGTCTTTTTGGCACTCTAAAATATTGAAGGCGAATGTGTCTACGTGATCCTGTACTTGCTTTTTCAGTCCAGAAAATTGTGGCAGGTCAAGGATATGCCGTTCTTTGGTTTCTTTATGCGTGATAAACTCGAGCATATACCTGTCATTGGTTTCCCATTCAAATCCGTTGGTTAATTTGTGATAGGTTAAAGTATCTACTCTGATCTTACTTCTATACACAGGAACAGGAAATAACTTGTGTACGGTATAATTTATCTGATCCATCCTATCTTCTTTCCTGTGCTTTTTCGTTGATCGTATTCTGCAACACTACCTGGAAAACGCCAAGCCCATACAGCAACCAATGCCATAAACACAGCAGTGCTTAAAATACCAATAGGTTTGACACCGCCTGCCCACATCAACACAAGGCTCAGCGACATCATACCAATCATAAAGAATTTCATCTTTGTAGGGAACACACGTTTTTCGTTCCAGTTGGTGAGGAATGGTCCAAACAGTCGATGATTATACAACCAACGATGCATGCGCTCGCTGCCTTTTGAAAAACAGTAGGCAGCGGCCACCACCCAGATGCTGTAAGGAAATCCCGGAGTCACCACGCCTACATAGGCTAAACCTAGGCAGAAGAATCCTAGGACGTTCCAAAATATTTTTTTCATATCAATTTACGTTTACATTACCGCTGCCGGATGTCGCATGGCCGCAAGTGGCTATATCACCTGCTTTACATACGGGAATTCCGTTGGCAAACACATTGGCGCTGGCAGTGACCATCACTGGTGCTGCATGAGGTCCTTTTCCATGGGGAATAACAGGAGCACCCAAAACCGTGACTGGAACCCCATTAGCAAACACTGTGGGAGCAAGGGCACCTACGATCGTGCCTCCTGCTTTGTCAACTCCTACTCTACTGATTCCAGGCATGATTATCCCGCTATGGCTATGCCAGTGGTGCCTTGCGTATACTGGTTCGCGAATTCCTGTTCAGTGTTCACTATGACCATTACCGCAGATTTATCGATAGTAAGATCTTTTTCATGATCTACGGTAAACAAAAAAGGTACCATGCCCAATCCCTTAGGCCCAGCACTCAATGTCAATGGTTTTGAGATTTTATATCCGGTAGCAGTCGTTTCTACCAATTTGGCCAATATCTCTTCTCCGTTCACTAATTTTATCGTAACGACTGATCCTTCGGTCAATCCTTTGTCAATTAACATGTTTTTCCTTTGCGAAGTATGCTTTTAATTCTGTAAATCCACCTATCAATTTTTCATCTAAGAAAATCTGCGGTAAGGTTCTTGCATTAGGTACTGCTTCGAGAAGTTCTTCGCGTGTGTAGCCATCACCGATTTTTCTTTCTTCAAATGCGATATCTTTCTGTGTCAGCAATGATTTGGCTTGATCACAGAACGTACAATTATATTTGCTCCAAACTACTGCTTTCATCGTTTTCCTTTCTATGCCGAATAAACTGTTTTACCTTTGCTATCAACTACTCGTACCAATAATGCACCTGCACGTTTTTTTCTTAATGCTTCTGCGATGGCTGCGGATTCGTTGCTGAAAGAACTGGCATTCTTCCAAGAATCAAATGGGCTACGCATCTTATATTGTGCTTTGTAGTTCATAATTATATAGCCGGTAGCGACTCATAGTCAATATTTTCACTCATCACACCAATCACATAATTGGTACTTTCGTTTTCTTGTAGAGCAGTTTGCTTCTTGCTGGTATCACTGTGTTTGTTGAACCAGGGAATAGGTGTAGTTCTTGGTGCTGCCTGCTGATATTTAATCCCAATTTCTTTTAGTGCGGTCAGGGCGGTATAATCTACGAAATCTTTGAGGATAGCAGCATTAAGTCCAATCACTGGACCTTTCTTGAACAGATAGTCGGCCCACTGTTTTTCCTCGACGATTACATCTGTGTACATTTTGTAGACTTCACTTTCGCACTCTTGTTTGGCTTCAACGAACCGCTCATCTTCTTTGACCACCTGATTGATCAGATAAGCAGTCCACCCCTTGTGCAACAGTTCGTCTTGTAGGATCAGCCCGATGATATTGCCGTTACCGATGAAGATCTTGTTCTCTACCATAGCGAGGCTAGTAGCGAAACTTACCATGAAGCGGAAGGCTTCTAGGGCGTATGAAGCGTTCAGTGCGAGCCAGATGGCCCGGATGTGTTCTTTTTCCGTGATCGTTTCACCCATCTCCTTGCGGCAGTTAACAAGGTGTAGGTCGTCGTAATATTTCCCCACACTTGAAGCCATATCCACGATTTCTTTAGTATCATGGATGGTATTAAAAACATCTTTAGGAACATTATAGATATTACGGATGATATGGCTATAACTGCGGCTATGGATATTCGTTTCAAAAAAGGTCCAATTGTAAACAAGGGCTTCTAACTCCGGTAATGAAACAACAGGGGTGAAGATTTGGCTAGGTCCTCTACCCTGTAGGCTATCCAATGCGGTCTGCCTTAATAGATTAGATGTGAAGATATGTTTGACAGCATCAGATGCATCCTTGAAATCCTGCGCATCTTTGGTGAGGCTGATCTCTTCAGGCTGCCAAAAAAACCCTCTGGCGGTTGTTTCGAAATCTGAGATCTTTTTATATTTGACTTCTTCGAATCTCTGTATGGTCACGGGACCGGCAGGATCGAGAAACATTTTTCGATTTAGATAATCTGTGGTGTGTGTTAAATCATATTGTGCTAAACTCATAATTTGCAGGCCTCGCAGTCTTCTTCTAATAATTCATTTGGTTCTATATGATACCCATTGATCTTTTCATGATATCCATTGATGCTCGGAATGTCTTCTTGTTTGGCACCAGATTTATTGATTAGACTGTAATAGAATGTTTTCAGTCCCCATTTATGAGCCAACATTAAATTTTTAACGATCAATGTTGTTGGGACTTTTCGATCCGAAAAATGTGCTGGATTATAAAATGTATTGGTTGAAATGCTCTGATCAACGTATGCTGACAATACTGCTGCAGTTTTGATATAGTGAACGCAATCTGATTGTTCCCACATCAATTGATATTTGTTTTTTAATTTATGATAGTCCGGGACTACCTGGGTGAAAGAACCTGCTTTTGATTCTTTGGTGGAGATCAAACTCATAGGCATCTCAATTCCGTTAGTGCTGTTAATGACCACCGAACTAGATTCTACGGGTGCGATGGCCATCAATGTGGCATTACGAACGCCATGCTGTTTCATTTCTTTACGCAACGATTCCCAGTCTAATTCAGGCGTAAAATTAGTCAATTCATCGACACCTTTGCTTCTTAGTTCCCAAGGGAAAATACCTTGACCATAGCGAGTTTTATCGCTGTCTAAACAGCGGCCTCTTTCTTTGGCTAATTCTACAGTTGCCTCAGTTAGATAGTAGGCCTGATGCTCGATCCAACTTTTCACTTCTGCCAGAGCATCTTTCTCACCGTATTGTAACCCACGTTTAGCATGCCAGTAGGCGAGGTTGGTAACACCAATGCCTAGAGGCTGTATCTCATCGTTCGAGAGTTTGCTCTGTATCGACAAGAAGTCCTGGTAGTCAAGAATGTTACACAGGCTACGCTGTAGGATACGACAGGCCCTACGCATGTCCTCTGGATTCCGGAACGATCCCCAGTTGATAGATCCCAGTGTACATAACGCTATGCGACCATCTTCGTCGTCTAATCGCTTAAATGGACGTGTGGGTAATAGGATCTCACAGCACAGGTTACTTTGATAAATCGTATGGTATTCGGGATCAAATGGCCCCTGATTCATGACATTATCAATGAATACGAGATATATTCGACCTGTGTCTGTGCGTTCTTTCAGTATACCACCCTTGAAAACATCTTCAGCATTCATGACCTTTTTGCGCAGATCCCGACGCTTCTCATATTTCACATACAGTTCTTCGAATAAGTTCGAATCTTTGTAGAAGGCTTCATACAGGTCAGGAACTTCGTTGGGGTCAAAGAATGTTATATTTTCTCGGTTCTTGAATCTACGCCAAAAGAACGCTGACAATACGACACCGTAGTCCATGTGTCGGACACGAGTTTCTTCTGTACCTTGGTTGTTCTTGAGTACGATTAAATCATCAAATTGGTGATGCCATATAGGATAGAATACGGTGGCTGAAGCGTTTCTGATGCCGCCTTGTGAGCACGAACGTAGGTCGCCAAACCACTTCTTAAGAAATGGGATCATTCCGGTGTGCATGATCTCCCCACCTCTGATGGGACTACCCAGGGGGCGGAGGCGACCAATCTCCAAACCGATGCCAGCTCGCTTGCTGGCATACTTGGCCATCATTTCACCACTAGCGAATATGCTATCAAGGTCATCATCGCTGCGAATAAGCACACAAGAACTAAATTGTTTGGTAGGAGTACCAAGCCCAGCAAGCACAGGGGTAGCCAAAGTAAAAAGACCATCACTAGCAGCATTATAATATTCCTTGATATAGCGCATACGAGCCGAATTTGGTTCTTCTTTATGGAACACTGTGGCTGCAGCGATCATGTAACGCACCTGTGGTGTTTCATAGATTTCTTTAGTGGCACGATTGCGCACAAGATATTTTTCGATCAACTGTTCGATGGCTGCGTAACTATATTCTTCATCTTTACTATGATCAATAATCTCTTCCATCTTGTCCCATTCTTCTTCCGAATACCATTCAAGCAGTTCTGGAGTATACAGTCCTGTTTCGACATTACGTTTTACTATGTCATAGAGGCGGGGAGGTGTGTAGTCTCCATATACGTCCTTGCGCAACATGCTTAATCTCTGTTTGCCTGCTACAAATTGGTAGTTGGTATGGCCAACATCTGGATTATTTTCTACATCGATAAGGTCTACGATAGCCCTGAGAGTTATTCCGTCGACTTCTCTAGTAGTGATGCCATCATAAAAATGTAACTGAGCCTTGATTTCTATCATCGATTGGCTAACATCTGCGATGCCTTTACAAATTTTTGCCACCTGGGCCTGCCATTTCTCGATCATTAATGGCTCTTTTTTCCCATCTCTCTTAATCACTGTGATCATCTATGTCTCTCGAAGTCTGATATTTATGGCAATTCGTGTCCGGCCCAAATTTTGTCTGTGCGGATTTGATCAAATGATTTTCTATCATCAACACTGCGTGGAGTGAGATTTAGAACATGATTGTGATCTACTACTAGAAAAAATCTTTTATTATGTTTCTCTGGAAGCATAGACATATGTATCTCGCATTTGGTATCCATAAACCGCTGTGTTAATTTCAAAGTATACAACATTCCTAGACAGATAGCAAGATCATCTAATTTGAGATCTAGAATCAGATGCCACGGATCAGGCCAATCGGCAGGATTTTTTGGATCGAGATATGGATTAACGAACGGAGCACGGCTCCAGAGATCTGCAACACGGACCAAGGGTTCTTGATCCAATTCCAAACTATCTCTAAATCTTTTCCATTCGTTTAATCTATCTACGCCGTGTAGATCAAACACCGTAGGTGATAGAGTACGAAATAGTTCCTGTCGTGCCAGTTGACAAAGGATTCGTATATGACAACAGGATAGTTTCTAAACCGCTATCCCCGTTATTATCTCTTAATTCTACATTAAATTGAAAATTTGTCATAAGAATTCCCCCTGGATCTGTTATAAACGGAGTTGAATATGCGTAATTATCTGCGAAAGATATCGATCCTTGGTCGTCGGGAGTCATGATGATGATCTGCCCTGCCCTAGAATGAACGCCCAGATTCAATACATAATCTATATAGGTATATCTATTGTAACCACTGAATACTGCCAACGGTCTAAAACTATCAGAAAGATAGATATCTGCATAATTCATATCAATCAGACTAGTTTTGCTTGAATTTAAGACTTCAACTTCGGCGCCTTTGGTAGCCACATTGGTAAATCCGCCTTGTTGATGTCTGTTGATCGAGCAGTCAACGACGATATTTGCATTGGATTGCCCGAATGATATTATATCTGTGATAGGAGTCGCTGCAGTATTGATTTCATTACCACAATTAATAAAAGAAGATCTTTGTATTTTAGTTCCAATACCATAGTTAGATACAAAACCTCTTGCAAATATTTCTTCAAATTTACAGCCGTTGATATTCCAGCGATTTCCCTGATTAGTTATCCCGTTGATTAATATCCCTGTGTGTCCTACTGAGAACTGACAGTTCTCAAAATCTATGCGTGTGTCGTATATGGGCGGATTACTAGGATCCACAGTAATTTGATCTGATCTCACTGACAAAAGATTTGATTCCCAAATACAGTCACGAAAGGTTATATCTGTTACTTTGGTTCCGGGCAAACTATTCTCCCACTTGACTGCAGCAGTCTGTGAAGATATAGATCCAGTGAATGCGTCCCCTAATTCATATTCTGAAACCCATTTAACATTTTCAAAGGTAGAATCGTATACTCCTGTAATGTCAGTTTGACCAACGCTTCGACTGATTGTTAAATCTTTTATTTTTACATTTTGAGGACGATTGCTGCTGGTAAATTCCGCAACTTCTTCGCCGTTGCTGCCAACGAACAATATGTTATTAGCGTTAAATTCTAATCTCGCTCCGTCTCTGGTTTCACCTTGTAATATAGCAGTACTGGGAATTCTAAGGTTTCCGGCGAATATGTAAACACCGTTAGGTATATAGAGTATTTTTTTAAATCTACTATCGAGATTTCTAAATAACTCATTCATGGCATTCTCAAAAGCACTAGAATTGTCAGTGCTACCATCCGGTACTGCTCCGAAATCTAATACGCTGACATATTCGTCTAGTTTCGTTTGCAGAGATCTCGGAATGCTGAGAGAAATAGAAGGTTCCGGTTCTGCGAATTGATAACTAGATGCTAATTCTAAGATATTATCGTGCTCTGTGAGGATTTTCGTATTACCCACATAAGGGGCACCTTCAGCAATTGAACCATTGCCTATAAATAATTCTTGGCTGTCCACTGCCCATGCGAATTCTGCCGAACTTAATTGAGGGACACCTATTCCTGAATTTTTTTGGCCACGTCTGACCTGGATTTTTGAGATTTGCACAACGGCCACGATTGTATCCTCTAACTTTATAGAGTATTTATCTTAGGCTAGTGTAGTATTCCTCTACCTTGTTAAGCCACAGATCTTGGTACTTGTTGAAGTCCGAGGGCCATAGATCAAACTGCTGGTATTCGCAGTTACGAGAGCACATAAACACATGTCCTTCGCGGATGTCTGTGCCGTAAACTTCATTATGTGCTAGTATATAGGCTATCAGTTGTATTTTATAATCTTCCACCCACTCTTCTTTCTTGGGCTTGTTGGTCTGTTTATAATCTGCGATGCAGGGATTATCCTCGTACACGGCTACTAGGTCAGTGGTCCCAGAATAGAGTCCTGGAAAGTAAAGGCTCTGCTCCATGGCCCATACTTCATTGATTTTAGACAGACCATTAGAAATAATCACGTCCGCCATAGCATTAGCCTGGATATGAACAGGATTGTTGCCAGGTTGGCGTTGTATACCTGCAATGAATCTTTCTAGATTGCTGTGCATGGCTGTGCCTACTCCCGCGGCTTCTGTGGTAATCTGCCTAGCTTTCTCTTCTCCTATGCGTTTCTTCCATTCGTTTAACGCTGTCATATCTTTGGTGGCGCCGAGGATAGTCGTAACACTAGGAAGATGTTCTCCGTCGGGGGTTAGATAAACACGCTTGCGAGTCACAGGATCATTGATCTGCTGACAAGGCTTATATTGGATTTTTTCGACGAACGGAGGCGGAGTGTGTTGTATTTGCATCCTATATATATTACAGGATTATTTCGGAATTGTCAAATCTGAGGTGTCGTTTGGCTCTGTGATAATTGTCCCGCGGCCGCTGATGCCGCAGTTTTGTCTACGACATCCTGGCTGGTTTCTCCGCCTTGAGTAGGTTCTTGTTCTGCTGCATCTTTGGGCGCTCCGGGAACATTTAATTCCACACCTTTGTCGTTGAAATTCTTAACCAAATTTTGTATCGCAGGGCTGGCATCATACATGGCTTTGAATGTTTCATAATCTGCAGAGACTTCAAAGCCATTGCTGCGTAAGACCTGTTGTAACCCGTTCCAGTTTAATTTAGCAGGTGCTTTTTTAGAAGCAGCGCGACCTATATAGTTACGAAGAACCATAACGAACTTGTCCACACCTTGGTCACCTGCGAATTCAAAAAATCTCATCCTAGGCTCGCCAATTGTTTTCGAGTATCGGCCAACTGCTGTTCGAGTTGCTTGATCTGATCTTGCAGTTGTTTTTTTTGATCTTGCTGTTGTTTTGCTGCCAATGCTGCTTGTTTTGGATCTAAGCCACCGGGAGGTTGTCCGCTCTGCGGTGGGGTTTGACCTGGAGTGGGTCGTCCCGGTGCGGCCTGGCCTGGTGGGCTTCCGGGCGTTGGGGCGGGAGTTGGTGCCAGTTCTTTGACCTGTAAGAAATCGCCGACACTGATGATATCAGAAAATCTCATTAGCCTGCTAATACTTTTAGTAAACGACTTTGATAGTTGATGCTTTCTCGCTGTTCGCGACCTGCGGCTTCAACTCCTCCTGCGGCTGGTTCTGCCGCGGCAAATTCATCGGCGGCTGGTTCTTCGGCTGGCATATTCATTTCATCTGGTGGTGCCGCGGCCATGTCGCCTTCGGCACCCGGTTCAGCACCTAGCATGCCTGCGGCTTGTTCTTCTCCTGTGAGTGCGCGAACGCCGGTTGATAGTGTTTCTCTCGCACTTTTTAAATTTTCGAGTGCTTGCTGGATGGCAGGTGCCACTGTAGAAATAAAATTCTTAGCCTGCTCTTGTCCCATCTCGTCACGGATCGAATCACCTAGCTGGAGCAAGGTATCATTCTCCATGCCAGAAAGTTCTTCAATCCAGCGGCCTACTCTGTCTACCATTGTCTTGGCTGTAACGATCGCACTGGCCTGTTGGATCTCGCCTTCTGTTACCTTAGTCATTTCATCTCCTTGATTGACTGATTCATTTTTTTCTTTGTTGTGTTGCTTCCATGCTGTCGCATAGGCGATCGAACGTTCTTTATCTGTTAGTTTTCCATCATCGGCATAGCCTTTCTTGATGTGCTTGACCATACGCTCGGCCTTGGCTCCTGGAGGCGCTTTTTCGATCTGGATACTTTCATAATCCTCGTCTGAACCGTGACCTGCTGACGCTAGAGCATAGCCGTCATCGGTCTCTCCACCTTCGTCTTCAGAATCATTGCCACCGTGCTCATCAACTATCTTGTCCCACAGTATCTCGATCATCTTGTCGTAATCGTTGATGACATCGTTCATGCCTTTTGAGGCCAGCTCGTCTTTGACTTCATCCATCATGTTTTGTAGAACATCCGCCACATTTGGGCCCATTTCGCCTTCTAGTGCAGCGACAAGATCTTCTTCATCTCCTCTGTCTGCTAATGTCTGTAGATCTATATCGATCTCGCTCATACCTTCATCTACATCTGCTTCGATGATGTGTTCATCGCGTTCTGCGATCTCAGAGTTGATAGCATCCAGCATCCATTGAGCCTGATGATAAGCATCATTTTCTAGATTTTCGTTAAACCCGCTCTGTCCACGGATCTGGCTTACCTGTGTGCGTAGTTTGTTGCGAGCATCATGCAGTTGTGCTAGATCAAAATTTTCTAGGTTGACGGTTTTTCCGAAAACTTTGAGTATGCTTTCGTTTAATCGCTTGCTTGATCTATTAATTTTAAAAAGGTCTGTGGTTTTCATATTGTCCAATCCAGGATTATGTATTATTTATTCAATCGTCTGCCAAAGTCTTAGCGATATTTTTAGATTTTTCTGCTCTATCTCTGCTTTCTATGTACCGAGAATACAGCATGTCAGCACGATCGTAATCTGGTTTTTCTAAGGCTTTTCTGTGCTGTGTGCGCAGTATCTGACTGTCGACGAACCATTTTCCATATTCCTGATCTGCGGCATATATTTTTTGTATCTGGATAGAACTAGGATTCCTATAACATAGATTAGCTAATTTTATAGCCACTGCATTGAGGTAGACATTGACAAACAGCATTTGATCTCTTTTTTTGATGTGTTTTAAATTTCCTTCGCTGATTATCAAAACATCTCCGACTAATATTCCTTCATCAGTTTTTATGGGAAGGATTTGATCTGCCTGTATCAGTTTCTTCTGTGCAGAATTTATGAATCTATCTAGACGTTTAGAAATATCAGTCATAAAAAAAAGGACCTATGGTCCTTATTTAAGTGGGAAGATCTTTAAAATCCAAACATCTGGACGATAGCTGCTAAATCTACATGGGCCGCCCATCCCAGGGCAGCGATAGCACCTAGTCCTAGATACATCCATCTATTTTTAAAATGCTCTATTTCTTCTATTTTCGCTGCCAACGCCGCGTGTGTTTTGCGATCCTCTTCGTGCAGAGAATTAGCATGCTCGTAAAATCTATCTCTATTTGTACGGTATTCGGTAAGCATTTCTTCCATTTTACCGTCTAACAGATCTCTAGTACGATCGAGACAATCATGCATGTCTTTGACATCGATTTTGAGATCGTCAATCTTTTCATCTATGTGCTGTACTTTGGTTTCCAGCACGCTCACTCGTTCTGCTACTACGGCCATTCCGGCTCTCCTTAGGTTAAGTCAAGTGCTCGCTCCGAGCCATGTGCCTAAATTAAAGTCGCCTTAAATTTGCCTTTATAAAGTATATTTATCATGATCACCGTGATTCACGTATCCAAATATTGATTTTAGAACCTCTAGTTTGGAACGCCGCAGGATCGATGATCGCTGTGTTATTTAGTCCGTCAACGACAGGCACACCATGGAGATCTGTTTTCAATAATCCCACTGGATCATCTGCTGTGGCATAGACTAGATCTCGTTCAGTTTCGAATTCCCATATCCAATAGGCAGCATGACCCTCGGCTGGGTCAGGCAATCTACCGGTCTCCATACAAGGATCTTTGGTCCAATCTATATTGGCACGTATACCGAGGGCTTGGAGGAGGCTGTTGAAATTAGCCTGTTGTCCTAGTTTGATCTTATCCGTCTCTGATCGTGAGGCCCGGCTTCTGGTGATATCTACTAGGGTTATGATTCGGTAGCGTTCCATAATATGCTACTATTTACAGAGATAAAAAAAGAGCGGAATAAATCCGCTCTTCCCTTCCCATCCCGAGGAATCTAATTACTGTGCGTTAGCAAACAGAGGATAGCCTGTGGCTCTTGTTACTGTAGCACTACCTAAGTTCACAGAATTGACTGTACCAAGACCTTGCACTTCGTCTTCTAAGTGTGCAGCCAATGTTTCTGAGTTGGTACCGTCATAGGTGTCAGTTCCGAACTCGCCCTCGATCATCACGTCGAACATACGGCCTGCGCCAGAACCATTTGTTCTTAGTGCGCTTACGCCTACGATTGTTGTGATTCTAGACATTGCAGAAATGATTGCTTGAAACGCACCGCCTGGACCCATGTTGGCTGATGATAGGTCTACTGCTGCTACAATGTCAACAGTGTACTTGTCAATGGTTTTACCTAAAAACGCACGACCACGTGTTGAGTCAATTGTTGGATTTACTTTTGTTACGACTGCCATGATATTTTCTCCTTATCTCTAATATCTCAGTCCCGCTCCGGGACCGGCAATTATGAGAATCGCCCGATTCTCATTAGTATTTATAGATTTTGGAAAAAAACGTGCTCAATCGGCTCTATATGGAGTCCAACGATCTCTAGGCACTAATTTTACAGCATCATCGGTGCTCATGTAACCCTCACCCCCGGGCTTACCTCCTGTGTGAGCCACGATATCACCTTCAGCCTGGTCCAGTTCTCGTATAACTTCGTCTTTGGCTTTCATTAATTCTACTACCAGAGAAAACATTCCGTCCATCACGCCTGGATTGGTTTTGTCGAGGTCGGCGATTTTTGCCTGCTTGCCGGTGCTTACTTTGCTGTTCTGCAGCCACTGGAAAAAACTAGCCGAATCGATTTTATCTAAGGCCTTGGCCTTAGATTGATTGTTGACGAAGGTATAAATGATAGTCTGTAGATCTCCTAGTCCAGAGACCGGAGCCAATAGTTTGTCTACTTTAGGACCGATCTGATTAGCCAACTTTTCGATAACGCTGAGATTGTCGGCATTGACCGCAGGTTTCGTGGTCATATATGTTTGTCCAAACACCACCAGTTCTGGATTACCTGCGAATATTTCTGGCTCTGCGAAATCTTCACCTGATTTATCGCCGAAATATTCAAACACTTTATGTGCTGCCACTGCTACTTTAGCACCAGCGATGCGTCTTCCTATTTCACTCTGTCCCTTGACAGAATAGGTAGTCTGATTAGGAGTGAAACTCATCTTTCCATCAGCGCCATCGTAGGGTTTTCCGGGATGGAATAATATATCCCCGTACACATAGCCGCGGAAATCTGCGGGGGTAGCCTTTTCGAACACGGGCCACATCGCAGCCATATCACCAGCGAACTTCTCGCGCCAATCTTCGCCCTTGCCTCTGCTCATGATGAAAGATTTAAGATCGTCTGGACTAGATGATTTACCTTCTTCACGACCCCAGTTGTTCTTGCCCACCATGCGGAATGTGCCGTCGTCATCACGACCCCAATACACAGTGGGATTGCCATCCCACTTAATAGATATCTTTTTCTCTGGTTGGCTTAACCCTTTAAGAACTTCTACGGCACGTCGAGCGCCGTTGGGTTCCGTGAACACTAGATCTTCGAGATGATTGAACTCGCGGCCTACTTTCTTAGGAGCAGGCGCTTCGTTTTCTAATAGTAGTTCCCAGGCTCTCATTTTACGATATCTATGATTCTGCGCATCCAACCTATAGTGCCCGGTTGATAATTTTCTACCATTTCATTCTTGGGAAGTTCGATTCCCGAACGTCCTAGAGTTTCTCGGGCAGCCGCGACTAATTCTTCATAGTTGGGTAATTTTTTTATGTACGCGATGATATTTTCTACAGAACGTATATCTTTAACCGTGGCGGTCTTGCCTAGCAGGGTTTTTGCTATGGTATTCCAATCATCCCCTCCTGGAACTGTTTCGTCAGTTTCTACATTCATGAGACCAAATTTGGGGGAATATTTCATTCCTCTTGCCCTGGCAATGCTACTTAATAGTATATGACGATGTTCTCCGCGGAAAGGGCTATCTGGTCCGCTGCCTAGCATGCTACCTTGTTGGAATTTAGGATTGGCTGAAAACATGAAGTCTGTCTGCGCAAACCCGTTTGCAGGATCTCCGTTGATAGGAGTTTTTAAGTGTACATTATCTCCGCTCAATTTCACAGACTCTTTTCCGAATATAGTTCTCAGTTTGTCTGCGAATTCTGTCTTGTTGATTTCGTTGGCATCTACTGAAAGATCGAGGTCTCCGCTGTCGGCTTTGCGTCCCGTGGTACCTAACCATTTGATAGGTACTCCTTCTTCATCCTTGTCAGTTGAAAAATCGACTGCTGTTTCCTTTTCTAGATAGGCGATAGTGGTAGGGATTTCTGATCTAGTGATCCTGCGGGTCAGAGGCTGTTTATCCGCATCTTTAAATATGTTTCCTCCTTCGAATACATTATTCTTCATTTTTGGATTCTTCTAATTTTCGTTTCTGTCTGCGATCTTCTGCGATCCTTCGCACTCCTCGCACGAATTTGCTGGGATCTTGACCCTTGACAGCATTTATCAATCTACGCTCTAGTTCGTGGGCCTGATCTGGTTCATAATGTTTATGGATGCTTTCTAATAGGTTGATAGCAGAGTTGATGATATTAGTGGCTCTGCTTTCGATTAAAGCGTCAGTGCTGCGCACTTCGGCTATGCTGTTTAATTCCTGTAGAATGCTTCTGGTTTTAAGTTTCATATAAGTCTCGACTATACGATGTATTTAACTGATTTGATATCAATATTACAACATGTTTAATCTAATGTCAAATCTCAGTATTTTGTGCGGTCGCACATGTCTCAGTATAAATACTGATACACAGGAGATACACAGATGATCAAAAACTTTTTCAAATCTTTCATAGATTTTATCACAGACGCACAAATGCGTAGAGCAGAGCAAGTCCTTGCCTACTACAAGAAAAATGGAACGCTAGGGGCTAGGGTATGGCGATGAAATGGATGATAGCTCTTTTTGATTCTATAATGCTGGCTAGAGAAGCAGTCACACTGACCCGACAGAACAAGTATGAAGAAGTGAGGAAACTGATGCTAGGCGAGAAGCGTGTTTGAACGTTATCTAGCACTTTGGGATCCTTGGGTAGAATACTATTGCAAAGTAAGATTCGGTCCGAGTTGGCGTTGGTATTACCTCAATTGGGAAAATAACAGAGAATTTTTACCATAAATAATCTTGTTTTACGAAAATAAAGATATATAATAGTAAGACACACACGGAGATCATAATGTTCACCCCAGAGTTTTTTATAGACATCATACAGAACACCAAACGCTCTGTATCCAGACGCATCATTCAAGACGAACAACTACAACGAATAGCAGATCGTTATCTAGATGCACAGACAGATTTCGCCAAGATGATAGTGCTCAATGCCATCGATCTGGCTAAGTATTCTTTGGATCAATGCGGTCCTAAGAAGGAGCAGGCTTCACGGGCTCCCTACAAAGTAGAAAAAGAAGCCAACTAAGACATACACACACAAGGAGAAAATTATGTCAAATACATTTATTGTACCAGAAGTAAAAGCACCCGAAGTCAAGTTCAACAAGAACGGCTATGAGATCCGTACAGAGATCCTCAAAGAAGCCAAAGACATCGTTGCACAAGAGTTCACCTACAAATGGCAGGGTTGGGAAATGTCAGCCCAGCGCGATGACAAAACTGGTCAGATCGTTACCACAGTAGGTATGCCTGAATTTCCAGGTCTAGACAAAGTTCTAGAAACTGCTGAAAAGATGTATGCTTTCGTTAATCAAGGTGTCAAGAAATAATATCGTCTGCGTAGCAGAATTATAGAATAGAAACCTCCTTCGGGAGGTTTCGTCTTATTCAGCAGTAGACTTAAAATCGTTGTAAATCTTAACGATATCTAAAGTCGACGGATCGCTGTTTTTTTCTTTAGGCAATGGTAGATTTTGCCATTCGTCTTCTGTGATATCAGTGACGATCATTAGTTTGTATGGATGGCCGTCCGACCCGTATAGTGTGATAGTTTCTAAGCCTACTGCACCATCTGCGGCCTGTTCTAGTTTCTTTGCTAAGGCTCTAAGTCCTCTGCGTTCTGCTACGATATAGCCTGTGCCGTTAGGCTCTTTGTGTGGATATAGATGTACTCTGCTCATTGTTCTCATTTTACATGTCTCACTTGATCTAGATTGAATTTCTTATGTTTATATACTGTAACATATTTTTATCCTTTTGTTAGTAACGAAACGCACTGTCAGATCTATATTCGCATTTTGCTTTGACGATCCTAGTATCTTTAGCCACCACTGCCAGATCCGCTCGGCATTGAGCCTCCAATGCGTAAGCAGCGATCCTAGATTCGGTAGGGGCATTGAAAGCCCAGACAACATACATTATCCACATTCTCCAACTCCGAAATGTTCTTTAATCAAACTTGCCGCAAGGTCTTCATCAAAAGGAAAAGGTTCACCTTTCCATTTCTGTAAAACTTCGGCACATTCCCGCACAATCAACTCAGCGAACTTATGAGTATCAAAGTGTAATTGTCCGTCTACTAGAGCACCCTCTACACGATGGCTCCAGCATTGTTTTTCTAGTTCTTGAATTCGTTCGTTCATGCGCTACTCCAGTCATTATTGGTAGTCTTTGGTTTGTTTTCTTCTTTTACTTGATCGATAAGTTTCTGTATAGGAAGTTCATGTGCAGGTTTGGGTTGTTTTCGATGTTGTATTTTTTTGTATATCTCTACAGGCACAGTCCATATGAGTATATAAATCAATAGACCCGTGCCTACAATCGGTCCCCAGACAAACATAAAAATCCATTTGAATATGTCAATTGCTTTGTCCATCAGATATTCTTAGCCAGTTTTTGTCGCTGTTCATCACTCATCTCGAAATCTCTTTGAGCACGATCCGGTTGACGCAGTTGATCATATTTTGGCCGTTCTGGATACTGTTTCTGCACAGTCTTGATCACCAACCAAGTTATGAACGCCATGCTGACGATGGCCATGTGTCCAAACACATTGTAGCCTAGATACCACATTTCACCAGCATACAAGGTAAATGCCAGGGCCCAAAAACATGCTAGCATGATGCTGGCGATGTATTTGATCTGCATGGGAGCATTTTTCAAACCATTGAAGTTGGGATCCAACAGTTGCCAAAAGGTCCTAAACAGTAAGCGTAAAAATTTGTATAATCCGTACATGATTATCCTTTCAGTGACATTCGGAATCGTAATACTGGCAGAACCAAAAATGCCATGCGAGATGTTGGTCCCTCACGGACCACAGTCCTGCTATGATAAGTGCAGTGATGCCGCATATGATGGCGGCGGCTATATAACCCCTCATTTAATCTCCTCTAGAGTGAACTTCTTGTGCTTGTATACTGTAACATATTCCGAATTGTTTTTGTAGCCCAATCTGCCCGATCCCCATAAGATTGGATGATCGTGGAATGAAATGGCATGAGGAACCACTACATCTAGATAACGACCGTTGCCCGTGCCCAGTGTGACGAATGTGATGTACTCTCGAGGTTTGGATTTGAACACGCGATAGTTAGCGACCAATCCACAGAACTCTACAGATCCTGGTTTTCTTATCTCTTGGCACACAGGTATGAATCTCTCTGATCGCCAGCGGCCAGTCTTCATGAGATCGTCTACCTCACCGCCTTCACCTATGGCAGGCACAGCGCCCGCCAGTTTGGCTTCTTGATGATAGACCCAGCGAGCATATGATCCTTGGCAGTGTTTCAGTGCTGCCTGCCAGAACCGTTCCGGATTATGTGCCTTCTGATAGGCCAAGGCCCAGATCAATCTACCTAGATTTATCGCATGGGCACGACATAGGCCAAAATGGCTTAACTCTCGCAGGGCGGCAAACACATCGTCCTTGCGGGGATGATTACCTACCAACTGCATGAACTCAAACATCTTTTCTTCGTTCTTCTTGGCGAATGCTCTGCGCCACATGTCTGCGGTGTATTGGTCGCAGCCTAGGATCTCCGATATTAGTTCTATGGCATCATCCTCGAACACGATAGTTTCATCGAAGTTGTCTTTGGACCAGTCCTGGAAGAACGATGCTTTCCGGCGGCCCATGGTAGCCACAGGGCGTATCAGTGCTGTGCCTAGTACACAGTCGGCACGACTCTTAGGACGGATAGCACGGAACAGTCTCTTCATCGCCGGCGACTCTGCCTGTGTAACTCCTAGAACATCTCCACGGCTCAGCAATTCGGCAGTGGCTTCATCCTCTTCTGGATAGTCTAATAAGTCACGCTGTTCTATTTCCCACAGTTGGCTCAGTCCGCGATTGGCCAGTATATCTATCTTAAAATGCTCTAGGTCTTCTATCTCATATTTGTCTAGCAGGATTTGATTATCGCCGTTGATTAGACTCTTAGGTACTGAACGATCAAATATCAGTATGCCGCCACAGTGTTTTGATATGCAGCGTTTCTTGCCTAAAAGTTTATTGGCCAGACGCTGTGCTTCCTCTACGAAACTCTTGTCAATGACGTTTTCTAGTTTGAAGTTGCGTTTCAGCGTGCCTTTGGCACCATAGCGTTTGGCTGCTTCTCTCAGTGCAGATTTTTCTTTATAGGTCACATAGTTTGACACACGAGCACTCTGTCCTGGCCAGTGTTTGAATATGCGATTCATCACTGTTTCCTGCTGCCAATGTGGGAAATCTAAGTCGATGTCGGGTAGGTCATCGCGCTTGGGATTCATGAAGCGTGATAAGGGTATATGTTCTTTAATTGGATCTACATCAGATATATCTAACAGCCAACAGATCAAACTGCTGCCTGCAGATCCTCTGGTTATGTGGGGGATATCTCTAGTGAGATTCAGTATCTCTACTACTCGTAGAAAGTGTTTGGCGAAACCCAATCGTGCTATGATTTCTAGTTCTTCTGCTAGCCTATCTGCGTATGCTTGGCCTTGGGGTACGTCTCTGACAAACTTGCCTACCAGTGTTTCTAGTTCTTTGTATCTTGCTTCCATATCTGCCTCTCGTTGCCTTAGGCAGATATTTATTGTGAAAGATCAGTTGGTTTTTCTTATTTTGGCTAGATTGAAAAACTCTAAGATTAGTATATAGATCCATCCTATGTCTATTTCATACCAGCGTTGTTTGAACTTAGCAGAGGCACCATCTGCGTGATGATTATTATGTAGTTCTTCACCACCTATCCATACAGCCCAAGGCCAAAGATTACGGCTAGTATCTTTGGTGTCTGTGTTGCGATATCCCCACCAATGGCTCAGTCCGTTGATAACTCCTGCTGCCCAGAAAGGTATCCACAGCATTTGAACACCCCAGACCACGAATCCCACAGGACCAAAAAGAGCAAGATCTATGATCAACATTATGAGAATCCCTAGGCGACTGTGTGGGGTGTATAAGTTTTCTTCTATCCAGTCGTTGGGCGTACCTGTGCCCAGTTCCTGTAGAAGTATTTTATTTTTTGCTGCTTTGACATAGAGCAAGGCACCACCAAACAGCACACGCCAGATACCACATATCTGAGGTGAGTGCGGATCTCCTTCTTGGTCGCTGCGTTGATGATGTTTACGATGTATGGCCACCCATTCTTTTGTGACCATGCCTGTGGTTAGCCATAACCAAAAACGCATAAAGTGTGCTACCGCAGGATGGAACTGCACTGCTCTGTGTGCCTGGCTACGATGTAGATACAGAGTAACACAGGCTATGGTGATTTGTACCATCACCAAGGTATATATGATTGTTAACATTAGTAGTTACCTGAGGCTAAAACTATTTTACAGATATGTTCCAGTCGCTCGATATGTTCGAAGGATCTCCATGGAGATTGATCTATGGCTACAACCCCGTGACCTTTGATACCTACGATATCGTACTTAATCTCACCTGTAGTTTCATTTAAACCCAAGTTTTTGTGACACTGATCTCCTAGTTCCTGTGATATAGGAGGAACATCACCTACGTTCGTTGCTACCCTTGTATATCGACTAAGTTCTGGAAAATCTTTTACTAGTTCACTTAATTCTATACCGGCATGCATAGCGGCCACACAATAAGTCGGATGAAGGTGTGTTACAACTCTAACTTCATCTTTATGAATAGATTTTTGTAGTCCAAAATGTAAAGGCATTTCTCCTGTGGGCTTTAGTCCCTGTGAGATATCGCTGTAGGGCATCTCTTGCCATAATGTAACAGGACCTTTTAAAATTTTTATCTTCTTAAATTGGTCTGGTTGTAGTGTCTGTTTGCGAACACCACTGGGTGTGACATAAAAATGATCGCGGTCGTGATGACGGATACTGATATTACCATCACGACTCGTAATCCAATTACGCTTATATGCCTCTACTAGAATATCACAGATAGTTTCTAACATTAATGAAACTGTTCCTCTTCTGTGCTGCCTTTCAATGCCTGTGTTGAAGCATTTTTTTCTATAGTAGTAGTCACTCTATCGAAATATCCCGTACCTACTTCTCGCTGATGCTTGACTGCTTCAAATCCTCTGTCAGCGGCAGCGAACTCTTTCTCTTGTAGTTCCACAAATGCTGGCATGCCATCACGAGCATAGCCATAAGCCATATCAAACATATGGTAGTTAAGATTATGAAACCCAGCGAGTGTAATGAACTGGAACTTATAACCCATTGCTCCAAGCTCGCGCTGGAAACGGCTAATTGCGTCTGCATCTAGATTCTTCCTCCAATTAAATGATGGTGAACAGTTGTAGGCCAACATCTTGCCGGGATAGTGTCGGTGGATCTCTTCGGCAAACCTGCGTGCGAAATCAAGATCGGGTTTCCCTGTTTCACACCATACGAGATCTGCATAGGGGCAGTAGGCCAGTGCTCTGCTGACTGCTTGGTCGAATCCTGCTCGGGTTCTAAAGAAACCTTCCACAGTTCTTTCACCAGTAAGAAAAGGAACGTCGTTAGGATCAACATCGCTAGTGATAAGGTCACCAGCTTCGGCATCAGTACGAGCGATAACGAGAGTAGGCACGCCCAAGACATCAGCAGCGAGACGAGCGGCAACAAGTTTATTGACTGCTTCTCTGGTTGGTACAAGGACTTTTCCTCCCATATGTCCGCATTTCTTGACTGATGCTAACTGATCTTCGAAGTGTACTCCTGCAGCACCTGCTCGGATCATGGCTTTCATCAGTTCAAAAGCATTTAACACACCACCAAAGCCTGCTTCAGCATCAGCGACTATGGGTGCGAAGAAATCTCTATCTCCCGTCTGTTCCATCCACTGTATCTGATCTGCTCTGCGGAATGTGTTGTTTATTCTATTTACTACCGCAGGCACTGAATCTGCTGGGTATAGACTCTGATCTGGATACATCTCTCCTGCTAGATTAGCATCACCTGCTACCTGCCATCCGCTTAGATATATTGCTTTGAGTCCTGCTTTGACCTGCTGTAGGGCCTGCATGCCTGTTAGAGCACCTAGTGTATTGACATATGGCTCATCGTGCAAGAGTCGCCATAGTTTTTTGGCTTGATCGACAGCAAACTGATCTGGATAAACTCGCGAACCTTGTAGATTTACTACATCCTCTGCTGTGTAGGGTCTTTTAACCCCACTCCATCTGTCATTGGTGGCCCATTCTTTTTGTAGACGATATGCCAGCCAACTTCTATCTGCTGTCTGTGAGTGTGTTGGTTCCATTTTGCTTCTCCTAATTTGTGTCCAGTATTTATGGCAGAGCAGCAGAGGTTGACAAAATCATTAACTGAGCATATAATAACAATATGAAAAAAAGCATCGCAGCTCTGTCCATTTTAATTGCTTGTCAGAGTTGGGCACAACAATGGCACATCGAAGAATCATGGAAATCTGCTGTTGTGCATGTACCAGGAAAATGGTTTTCTTCTAAATTGGAAAATGTAGAAGTAGAAAATCCCATGCCTGTGGTTATATACTTGCATGGATGCTCTGGCATTTCTCAGACAGATCAAAGTTGGGCTCGAACATTAAAGGGCATGGGCTTCGTGGTGGTCATGCCCGATTCTTTAGCCATACCCGGTCGGCAAAGCAATTGCGATACTGTTAATAAAAAAACTAATCTAGGCAAAGTGAATGCTACAGAACTCCGTAGCCGAGAAGTCGAATACGCACTAAAACAAATAAGACTCAAACCTTGGGCGGATCAAAGAAGAATCTTTATTATGGGACACAGCGAAGGCGCAGTAGGGGTTACGAGAGTCAACGACGAATTAATCAAAGGCATAGTGATATCAGGTTTCCCTTGTGTGCATGGCCTTTGGGCAGATAAAAATATTCCAGTTCTGGCGATAGGTTGGAGTGAGGATCCCTGGTTCGGTAATAGATATAATCATCGACAGTGTATCGATCATTGGGGTGATCGATCAGATGCTACACAGATAGTTCTAGAAGGTAGAGGGCACGGAACTGCTGAAGAATCCAGGGCTATAGAAGGTGTCAAAAGTTTTTTTAAAAGGTTAATCAGTGAAAAATAAAGTTATTTTAACAGACGCAGACGGTGTAATTTTGGATTGGGAGTACGCCTTTGATATTTGGATGCAAGAACACGGTTTCCAAAAGCAAGACGGTGGACAGTTCATCTACAATATCGGTCGTCGATACGGCATCGATATGGAGCAGGGCAAGAAGCTGATTAAAATCTTTAACGAATCGGCATCTGTTGGATTCCTTCCTGCACTACGAGATTCGATGTATTATGTAAAACGACTGCACGAAGAGCAAGGTTATGTGTTCCACTGCATCACTAGCCTTAGCAAAAACGAAAACGCTCAAAAACTTCGCACGATGAATCTGCAGAAGCTGTTTGGCAAGACAGCCTTTGCACACTACATCTTCCTAGATACGGGTGAGGACAAAGACGGTGTCCTGCAGGATTACAAAGATTCTGGACTTTGGTGGATTGAGGACAAGATCACTAATGCAGAAACAGGATTGAATTTAGGATTGAAACCTTTGCTCATGGAACACGGGCATAATATGGATTACGATAACCCATTGATTCCTAGAGTAAAAAATTGGAAAGATATCTACGAAAGAATCGTAGACAGTGTTTAAAGTTTTAAACTTTATACTTTTGTGCTTAGTGGTTTTTGGAATGTGCCTGCTGATCATTCCGATTATTGGAATAGTGTTCGGCTTAATAAAAAGCTCACTTTAGGATGCCATTCCGGGGCACGACTCCCATAACATCCACGCCAGCAGCCGGCGACACCTATGTAACGATAACGTCCTAAGGTAGGTGTTAGTTGCACCAACTTTGTTTTGCATCACCGTAGTATTCACGGGCTAGTCCGTTGGCGATCAAACCTTGGCGCACACTCTGTCCATTGACCGTGATGTCACCTAGCACTCGTCCACCGAACTTGTCCCAACCGTATAAGGTGACCTGTATCTTACCTCCCTGTTGTATCAGCTGTGTGGTCCACTTGCTGGCCATCTGTGCTCGCTGGTCCTCCTGCGGGCACTGGGCACGGTGTCCTTTCTCTGGGGTATCCACACCAAAAATCCTGACAGCCAGTTCTGGCTTTAGGGGTGCTGGTAGGAAGGGTGCGGCAATCACGATGGTGTCGCCGTCTGATACTCTAATGACCTGCGCATCGTAGGTCGCAGAGTTCTTGGGCATCTTCTGCGCCAGGGCGATCATTGGTACTGCCAGTAATAATAGTAGTAGTTTTTTCATGATATTTCCTTTTTGTTATTTATTCTTAGTCCAGAAGCCCAGGCGTTCTCCAGCAGGGCTGGCATACCACGAATATCCCTGGGGATTCGCGAGACTGTCCCCTCGCCAGACGGGTATTATTTCGTCCGATCCATGATTCGCGAAATCATCGTTCCAGCGCAGATGCACTTCTATGGCTTTGGTACCTATGTATTCTACATTGACCCAGGCTGCCTGTGTTTCTAGTCCTTTTAGAAAACTCGGAAACGGTAATCTATCTGATACCTTAGACCAGCGGCTGAACCTATCTAGCCTGTCGGGATCGTTCCGGAATCCCTCCACGGTGAGTTCCTGCTGTCCCCAGTGATAGTCTACAGAGATGTGCCTGCCCACAAGCACTTCGCTCCAGAAATATCCGTCTGGTACTACTCCATCGTCACCTCGATGCATGAACATTTTTTGGGCGCCTCGGCTCATCATCCTTATATTAGTGATGGGACGCACGATATAATAACCGTCTCGGGGTACAGGTATACCTGCGGGAGCAGCCATTATGTCCTGCTTACGGGCTACGATCAGTTTGTCGTAGATCCAAAGCCAATCGCGAGGACAGCGATTCCACACGTCTCTGTCACTGACCTGATCCACGGTCTGTTTCTTTGAACTGATAGAACCAATTGGTATCACCGCCCGTGCTCCATTTGCTGACGTTCTCCACTGACCATATATCTGCGGGGATCTTGAAATCTGGTGTTTTCAGTTCATTGGGCACGAGACTGACATCATACCATAGGCAGCGATTGTTGGGTTGGCAGGCAAACTGTCCATTGTCTAGTTTGATAAAATTATAGCTCTTGTGTTCCTGCGCTCCTTCCGTGAATGTGACATCCAGCCTGTTGTGGTCGGGCGCAGCGAAGTCTATGGTGAACAGATAGTTGCCCAGATGAAACTTGCGATCCTTGCCATAATATTTGACCTTGAGTCCACGGAGATTTGATTTCTCTATGACTGCCATATCGTAGCCTAGGCAGTCCCAGATCTGGAGATTATCCAAGGGCAAATATTCAGACACGGGCTTCCACACGAACGCTGAGATGGGCAGTTTGTCGTAGAGCGCACCGTAGTCTGTGAGCATACATTCTATGCGGAAGGCCTGTCCTTTGATCGCTTTGGCTGTGATCCAGAAGCAGGGTTCTAGTTCACCCTGTCGCCTTTCCTGATTGTAAAGGAACTCCGCACGGACGAAACACTTCACGGGAGGTATGTTGGCTACTAGGAAAGTCATTACAACCTACCTATTTCGACTCTTTCTTCAGTTTCAGCACAATTAGGACAACTGCATTCTGTACAGTCACAGTCGTCAGTCATGCAACTGTTTCCGCAGTGTTGGGTACAGCCGCATCGACATTTTGCTTGCAATTTGAAATATGCTTCGTTGTCGTCTATGAAGTTTTCCATAATTTATCGCTCCTTCAATTCTAATCCCTGCAAACTTTCTCATCATGCGTGTTCCTGCCAAGTTACAGTTCCTGTGGCTTGACCGTCGGCCACAGAGCTTATAGCGGCCAAACACCATATATCTGACACGCCAGCTAATGTTCTACCTAATTGTTGACTAAAATCAATTTCGTTGCCCATGGATAGACTGCCACCTCTAGTTGGGCCTATAAACATACCCTGATCTATCACAGTGCCCCCAGTAAGTGCAGTGGCTGATAAGTCATATTCGACTGAACTATCTGCTCCTGCTGACTGGAAACTTGCTCCAGTTAAAGTAGGATTTAGAATAATTCTATATGAATAATTTGCATCATTCAGTCCAAGCACTTCAAATTTAGCTGGAACTACAACTGCATCTAAAAACTGACTTTTTAATCTAATATTTATTAACGGTCGGTAAATTGAATCGCTTAGATTTTTTCCAGACAAACTATTTCCTATGGATCTAGGTATACTGCGATTTACGTATCCGCCCTCAGAAATAACCGTGCTACAAATAACCTGCATAGCAGTGTACTCTGATACTTCTCTTTCCGATTCGTCAACTAACAGTTCATATCTTACAGGCAAGGTAGCAGTGGTCATGTAAACCAAAGCTAGATTTCCAGCATGATGGAATGTATGACATACTATGAAGTTACCGTCGATTACAAAACCAGTTCTAACTGATCCAACTCCTAGCCATTCTAAATCGCACCACCATATCTGTGCTTTAGTTACGTTTAGTGTTTTTCCGCTGGCACCTGTGCCATCAAGCTTGTCTCCATTCCAGCTACTTTGCGGAATTTTCTCTGTGCTGTCGTCTACAGAGCCTGTTGTGTACTTACGTATGACTATGTTCTTTATGGTGTCATTAGTTTCAAAATACACTCCGTTCTCTGTGCCAAAGAATCCAACACGTTGCGTTACACCTATTGTTGGATTGTTCATTACAAAGGATGCCATTACCAAAAGACTTTTACCTGGTTGGTAACTGAACACCCTCTTGCTTTCTCTGACACAGGTTCCACCGGCACTTGTGGACATGGTGATTGTGCTAGTAAATGCATCAAATGTGATCGAACCAGAGGATGTAGTTGATTCACTCCATTTTAGAGGATCATCTCTATATCTCAGAGCACCATCAAACAAGGTGTAAGGATCGCTAACACGAAGCCGGGCTACAGCATCTAGGTTAGTGCCAGTGATAGTGGTTTCCGTAGTGCCCGTTATAGGTAGAGGATTAATGCTTGATACTGTTTGCCCATCTAAAGTTAAGGAAACTTGTCCTATAATGCTAAGACTACTTTCGCCGCAGTTCTGTATCTCTAAACAGGTATTAGTGATGTTTACATCTAATGTAGTGTCTACGCAGTTCTGCACTCCTATACAGGTGTTGCGGAGATCTACGGGGAATGGATTTTCTACAGTGACCGCCACACCTTCAACGGTGATATTTCCAGAAACACTTAACACCCCATCTGTGCCGCAATTCGTCACAGGTATACAGGTGCCTTCTGGAAAGGCTACTATCAACGGATTCAAATCTGACACTGGCAGACCTTCTAGGCCAGTTTCTATCTTTACTATTCCTACTACGCTGAGACTGCCTTCTCCACAGTTTTGTATAGATATACAGTCGTCGCCTAGAGTCACTGGTAAAGGATTGTTGTTCGCCACAGGCAATTCGTTGATAAGGATTATAGAATTAGCATTGGTGTTTAACCTGGTACCGTCGCAGTTCATGACCTTGAGGCAGGTGTCTGTGATGTCTACTGGTATGGGATTGCCCGTGGCCAGCGGTAGTCCTCCTACCAGCAATCCCACGTTGCCGCTAATCACCCAGGGGCTTGTGCCCTGATAGACCGTGCCCTGTATGGCCAGCGTGTTGCCGGAATCCGTCTTCACACTGACTTCTGGCATCGAGTTGATATCTACAGGTGGCATTGAAACAACATTAATATTAGTATCAATATTGATATCACCTTGTACAATGATATTACCTTGGAAGTTAGAAATTACCCTCAGCGCAGGTTCGCCCGTGCTCAGGTAATCCATAGCGGTATGGAGGTCTGAAACATTGGGCTCCCAACTGTGTTGGTAGTTGGTTGAATTGGGATTCATTATTCCCATTGATTAACTCCAGGGTCTACCGTTGACTGCTCCGCCCGGGTTGGGATTATCTACCACCGAGTTACCTACATATTTGGTTGGTAGATCTGTAAGGGTATAGGTGCTTCTTGGATTACCGTCTGCTGCTCTAGTAGCCGCGGCAATTTCTAATTTTTGTATCTGTCTATCTTCTTTGGTACCTACTTGATTTGGAGTGCAAAGCACAGTGTCTCCATCTACTATGCCTAGAGTAGTCAGTGAGGTACTGCTGTCTCCATATACAGTATCATTTATTGCAGGGTTATTTAATAAACTGATTTTGTAATAGTCAGTGGGTAGCCCTTCATCGGCAGCGATAGCGATAATCAATTGATCTATGGTGATCGTCAATGCCACTGTGACATCACGTTTTCTGCTGGTAAGCCCTATATAGTATATTGTGGCCATTAAATACTCCCATGAATTCTTATGCTGTTGCCTCTGATATCATCAACATGTTTGGGTTTGTTTGGACCGCCGCCTGCGGCTGTGGTCACTGCTTCAATGCTGGCATATTCTTCTTTGGGAGTATTGGAGTATTCTGTCTCTTCTCTATTGTCGTTTAGATCTACGATCTGGCGGAATCTACGCATGTCATCATCATAGAACTGTTCAGCAGGCACGGGTTCATCAGCTCGAACTTGATCTTTGCCGTCGATGATATCTAAGATACCTCGTATAAGTTCTGATATCCTCATTGTATGCCGCCTAGTTGTTTGATACGTGCTAATTCATCAACTTCTGCGGTTTCAGCATACTTGTTGGCTTTCATATAATCACGTGCAGTATCTAGATAGTCCATGGCTTTGACGATCTTGGCCTGTACCCATTCTGGCAAGTTTTCGTCCGCATGGATGATACTGTATAATTCTTTAGCAGCATCGTTGATAGTTCTTAAATCGTCTTTGGCCATATCACCTTCACGATCGTATTCGCCTTTGTTGTACTCTGCATCAGGATCTACTGGACCGTGATCTTCGTTGGTTTCGCTGTTTACAATATTTGACATGGTATTATCCTCGGTCTAATATTTATCGGGTTAAATAACTTTGTATGATAAACAAAGAGCCCTTCAAACACCTAATACGTGACTTAAAAGATTCAGGAAAATACAGAGTTTTCAACGACATTTTGCGTGAAAACGGTAAATTCCCCAGCGCCATATGGTATGGCCCTTATGCTATCAAGAATATCGTAAACTGGTGCTCTAACGATTATCTGGGTATGGGGCAGCACAAGGTAGTTATAGATGCTATGAAAACTGCTTTAGAAATGACTGGCGCAGGTTCTGGGGGTACTAGGAACATAGGCGGTACCAGCCATTATCATGTGGCCTTAGAGCACGAACTGGCCCAACTGCATAATAAAACCGGAGCATTGCTGTTTAGTTCGGCGTATGTGGCCAATGAATGGTCCATGATAGCCCTGAGCAAGATAGTGCCAAATATTCAGTTTATATCTGACAGTAACAATCACAATAGCCTTATCGTTGGCATACAACATAGTCGGGCACCTAAACAGATATTCCATCATAATGATATGCAGGATTTAGAAGATAAACTAGCAGCATCTAGGCTAGCGGGATTTAATCCCTGTGTGGTTTTTGAATCGATATATTCCATGGATGGAGATGTTTCACCTATTAGAGAAATCTGCGATCTAGCAGACAAATATCAGGCCATAACTTACATAGATGAAGTTCACGCTGTGGGCATGTATGGCGACCACGGAGCCGGCAAAGTAGAAGAACTAGGTTTAGAAGATCGCATTGATTTTGTCAACGGTACATTGGGCAAAGCATTCGGTGTCCAAGGTGGATATATCGCTGCTGACAAAGACATAATCGATACCATAAGATCAGTTGCCGCTGGGTTTATATTCACTACCAGTATAAGTCCTGTACTCTGTGCAGGAGCATTGGCCAGTGTGCGTTTCCTCAAAGAACACGATGAGGTGAGAAAAAAGCATCAAGAACGAGCGAGAAAATTAAAGACTCGCTTATCGGAAAATGGAATCCATGTTATGGAATGTTCTACCACACATATCGTTCCTGTTTTAGTGGGTGAAGCAAAGAAGTGTAAACAGATCAGCGATGATCTATTAAATCAATATAATATATATGTACAGCCGATTAATTATCCTACTGTTGACGTTGGGACTGAACGGTTGCGCTTTAGTCCTACTCCATTCCATGACGAGGCAATGATAGAGGACTTGATCACTGCGCTCAAAGACGTGTTCAGTAAAAACGATTTAACTTAAGATATTCCCAATAAAGATCTATACCCTGCCAAGGTTCTAGAAATGTATCTACATCTACGCCTGCTGACTGTAATTTAGAAATGTCTGCCCTAGTATCTGTTTGATATTGCAGTTTTAGATCATCGGGCATAGGTATAAATTGTTTGTTACCTTGTCCTTTACATTTTAAAACTATGTTTGCCACCTTATCAAAGTCAACGCTTTCTCCTGTGCCTAGATCGTATGTTCCGGGTTGGTAATTTTGTATGAAATGGTAAATTGTTTTACAAACATCTTCTACCCAAACAAAGTCTCTACGATACTGGTCGCTTCTTTCGAATATTCGTAATGTGTTAGACTGCTCTATTTGATCAAACCAATGCATGATAGTCGATGCCATACGACCTTTATGATATTCATTAGGTCCGTAAACATTGAACAATCTTAATGTTACTGCAGAAATTTCATTTTCGCTTACGGATTTACTAAAAGCATATTGATTAAGCGGTCCTTGGCCGTTGCCGTAAACTGCTGCTGAACTGGCGAAGATGAATGGAATATTATTTGTAGCACAGAATTCATTCCATATGCGTGTGCTCTGTACATTAGTCTTGTAAATTTTTAACCAATCGGTTTCTAATGTGTTAGAATTGGCTCCAAGATGTATTACACAATCTATATCCTTGGGATTGAGATTTACTTTTTCGTAAACACTATGAGGATAGATACTGCGAAACTTTTTATTAATTAAATTCCTAAATTGCAGTGGTTCTGATAGATCATCAAATAGAATTATATCAGTAATCTTTAGTTTATTCAGATATCCCAACATCACGGATCCTATGAACCCGCCGGCTCCAGTTAATATTATCATTTAATTTCCTCTAGTCTAGGAGCATATACTCCAAAATGTTGTACAGTGATTCCCGCAGCACAATTAGCAAAATCTATGGCCATCGAGTGATCATGTGATCGAAGAAACTCGAAGGCAAATGCAGATAAAAACGTGTCTCCTGCACCCGTGACATCTACCACTTCGACCTGGGGACAACTGTAGACGGTTTCGTGTTTGGGGTCTCGGCCTGTTTTATACATAGCGCCCCTGCTGCCTAAGGTGACTATGAGTCGATCGTTTATGCTCCAACGATTGTTGTATTCTAGTTCGTTGATCTTGACGTATATGCCGTGGAAACAGGCCAGGTCTGGTTTCTTGGTATCCATAAAAATAGGACCTTGGAAACTTTTCCTGATCTTCTCTACTAGGTCATAGGTCACTGTGCCTTTGTTATAATCGCTGATGACCACGGCATCATAGACGTCTGGCATGTCTGTGACGAACTCTATAGGAGTTGATGCTACATCGTGATCTATCCTAACTATCTGTTGACGGCTGCGTAGATCCACTATCCTAGTTTTCGTAGAAGTTTCGCTGTGTAGATAGTTTATTTCGCAGCCTAATGCTTCTAAATTACGTAGAACATTGCCGGCCATGCCTGGCTTGCGCTCTTCGTGACTAAACTTGAAAACAGGCACAGGTGCTTCAGGACTGATCCGATCAACGGTACCATATTGGTAAACGTCCTCGCAGTCATCCCCGATTAATAATATCTTGTATTTTGTTTGTGGTTGAGTATCGTTCGAGTCTGTCATAGAATCTTATTTCTTTGCAGTGTTCTGCACCAATGATCGTCTTGCCTCTGTAATCGCTGCCTTTGACCATTATGTCAGGAGCATAGTTTTTTATCAGCGTTTCTAGTTCTCGATCTGAATCAAATATTTCTACTCGATCTACATATTTGAGAGCAAATAAAAAACTACAACGTTCGTATTCATTGTGGACAGGACGAGTTGGTCCTTTTAACTCTTGTATTCTGCGATCTGTATCTGTTAACACTAAGACATAGCTCTGAGGGAAAGATCTAGCATATTCTAACAGTCGAATATGGCCTAGATGTAATATATCAAAACTTCCATTGACTATGACTTTGGTCATGATAAACTTTCTACAAACTGTGCGAGATCGTCGAATATCTGTGTCTGTCTTTTTAAATCTCTATGTGCATATCTGTTCAATTCTTTTTCGGTTTCTGATCCATATCCGGTTCTGACCAAGATAGGTTGTGCGCCGACGTTAACGGCTGCTTTTAGATCTTTGATCTTATCGCCTACATAATATCCTTCTTTGAACTTGATATCTTTGATTTCTCGTTCGCAGCGTTTGAACATTCCTGTATTGGGTTTGGCAAATGGGTCTTCTTTGCGGCTGCTGGCAGAATAATAGATAGCATCTATGCTAAAACAGCCGGCCTCTCCTAGCAGTTTTAACATGTGTTCGTGGAGAGCATCAACCTGTTCTGGTGTGTAAATACCTTTTTCGATACCTCCTTGATCGGTGATGATAGCGATTTTATAGCCTTTGCGTCTTAGAGTAGCGATAGCATCTAAACTTCCGGGAATAGGATCAAAATCTTCGATTTTATAGCAGTATGTTCCCAAGTCGCGATTAATGACACCATCTCGGTCTAGCCCTATCACGCACTTTGTTCGGAACTCGCCGCCGGTCCAAATTATCTTAGGCTGATTGTTGTTCGGTGGGCTTGGCTGCACTTTGGCTGTCTCCGGGGATGATCCTATAATTGTCTTCTACTGAATCAGGAGTACTGACTTCGAATAACATGCTGTTATCTTCCAGCGCGATAAGTTGATGGGGCATTAAGGGCGGGTTGCGCCATACATCACCTTCTTTGAGTATCTTCTCTGCATAGGTAGCAGTCGATGTATCGCAATAGATCAATTTGAAACTGCCAGCGTTGATAAACCAAGTTTCATCTTTTTCTTTGTGAAAATGCATGCTAAACTTGGCTCCCTTCTTTTCAAAAACTAGGATCTTCCCGGCATATTTGTCGTTGGTGGCCCAGATTATCTCATAACCCCACCCTTTATCTATTTTTCCTTGTAATCTCTGTGTCATGGTCGTTTCTCGATAATCTTATCGATAAGTCCGTAGTCCAATGCTTCCTGCGCTGTCATGAACTTATCTCTCTCCATGTCTGCGGTCAATTGTTCGAAACTCTTACCTTTGCTGTTATGCTTGACATAGATATCGGTGAGGGTCTTTTTCATTTTTAGTATTTCTTCGACCTGTATGGCCATATCCGTGGCCTGGCCTCGGGCACCTCCGCTGGGCTGATGTATCATATGGCGAGCATTAGGCAGCATAGAACGCTTACCTGCGGTACCTGCGGTCGATAACAAACTGCCCATGCTGCAGGCCTGTCCCATCACGTAAGTGGCTATGTCACATTTAACAAATTGCATGACATCGTAGATGCTCATTCCTGCGGTAACTACGCCGCCCGGACTGTTGATAAAAAGATTGATGTCTTTATCTGGATTTTCACTTTCTAAAAACAATATCTGCGCCACGATGAGATTGGCCATATAATCTTCGATGGGACCATTTAACATAATGATCCGCTCTTTGAGCAATCTGCTATAGATATCAAAAGCACGTTCACCTTTCGATGTGCTTTCTACTACGACTGGAACTAGGTTCATATGATTCCTTTTACTTTATTTTATGTCAATTTGCTTGACTGTACAAGCAAACTGAGTGTAACATAGATCGTATTAAATACACAAGACATCATGACAACTTTAGTTCTCAATGCGGATGCCCAACCCACTAGCCTGCTGCCGTTGTCCACGGTAGATTGGCAGGAAGCCATCCGCTATCTGGTTTTAGATAAAGTCACAGTTATGGCCTGGTACGAAGACTGGGTCGTTCATAGTGCCTCTTGGAGCACTAGGGTTCCTGCTGTGATCATGCTCAAGGAATACCAGAAGCCCAAAAATTATGCCCGATTAAGCAAACGAAATGTGTTTCTGCGAGACTTATATAAATGCCAATACTGCGGCGTAAACTGCAATGGCGCAGATGCTACTCTGGATCATGTCCTGCCTTTAAGTCGGGGTGGTAAAAATTCTTGGCTCAATCTCACCACTGCCTGCAAACCCTGCAACTATCGCAAGGCCAATCAAGTCAAGATGAAGCCTAAAACTGCACCCCACAAACCCGATTTTTGGGAATTGGCAGAGAAGCGGCGCCAGTTAGGTTTTCAATATGCCCATCCTAGTTGGGGTGACTTCTTAGGTTGACTACTACTCACGAGTGTGTTAAAATTATCATATCTTACAAGGAGTAATAAATGAGTACCATTATCAACGATATGAAAAATTTTGATTGGCAAAAGGTTGTGGATTACGGTAATAATCTAGATGAATTGAATGACGCACAATTAAGATTCGTCAAAGGTCGAGCAGTCGAATTGGCTATTGAAAAATTCGCCGACGGTGATTTGAAATATGTAGGTGAGCGTCATAAAGATTATGTATGGCCGAAACATAACGTAGATGTTGAAGCGAAAAGTCAATTTAGTAGCGAAATGTTTGATAGAAAAGGTGACCTCAAACAAGAGTTTGATATTAAGATTAACAACTCAAACGGGACTAACAAGAAAACAGTATTAGATCCTGCGGATGTAGCAGACTACGTTCTAGTGATAAGAAAAGACGGTGCATTTGTCTTGGACAGACAGACAGTAATTTCTAACAGCAAAGGAGACGGCGACGGATTCGTGTGTACGGTAACTAAGAATCAAATAACGCCTCTCACAGGAAAAATTACAGCGAATCCAATCCCCGCCAGTAACATTAAAGCAGGTATAGACAGAGTCCTAAGAGAAAGTCTAGACAGTTTGTAATCCGTTAAATAAACAACAAAGGCAAATTAAAGGCACATATGAAATATCAAGTATACAATCAATCCTGCATCGAGGGCATGCGTGAGCATGTCAAGGACGATTTCGTGGACCTAATCTTCACAGATCCTCCTTATGGTATCGACGGTGACGGACTTGACATCCATTATCACAGAGATGAAAGCAACGTAGTTCCCGGATACGTCGATGTTCCATTAGATCAATATCAACAGTTTAGCCAAGATTGGATCCGCGAGTGTGAACGGGTTCTTCGACCGGGCGGATCTATCTATATCGTTTCTGGGTATACCAATCTGCATCACATCTTGAACGCCCTGCACAGCACCGGGCTGGAAGAAGTGAATCATCTTATAGCCAAATATACCTTTGGAGTCAATGCAACTAAGAAATGGATCTCTAGCCATTATCATATCCTATTTTGGCAAAAGCCTGACAAAGGCTCGCAGAAACGCACCTTCAATCACTTGTACAAATGGTCGGATAACAAAGACAGTTATAACGATCGACTGAGCGTACAGGATATGCCTCGTGACTATAAACCAGGACAGATCAAAAACAAGAATCAACTCAGCGAAGACTTTATCGAAAAGTTTATTCTGTACAGTTCCAATCGAGGTGATACTGTGCTGGACTGTTTCGGTGGTGGTTTCACCACAGCCCGAACTGCGCTACGATTTGGTAGAAAGTTTGTGGGATTTGAACTGAATCAAAATGCCTATGATGCTTTCGTACCGGGTTTGGCTGATGTAGAAGAATTGCCCGATCCGGAAAAGGTCGTGGTAGATCCAGACGAACTGGTCAAAAGACAGCGTATGCGTGAAGGCTGGCGAAGAGATCGAGCCAAAAAGAAAGCCCAAATTACTGCCATCGATATTGAAGATTGACAAGTACCTTGTCAGATGCTATAATAGCATTATAGTAAACTTTTAAGGAGATACCGTGAAAGTAGCAATGATTGGTTTAGGCAAACTAGGTTTGCCCTGTGCAGAAGTAATGGCAGAGCATTACGATGTCTGTGGTTATGATGTTGCCACAGTAGACCCTACCATGACAGTGGCCATAGTAAAAGAAATTAACAGGCTAGTAGAATTGCCAGATGCAGAATTTAAACACATCATTGATCAATGCCAACACATTGTGGACTATAATAGACAATTGTTTTTTAATTCTACAGCATTAAAAAAATAATTTCTAGAGAATTTTTAGAAAAAATCAACGAAGTATGAATAATTTAAAAAAATATTCTAGACTGTTTACATTTGGCTGTAGTTTTACTCAATACCATTGGCCTACCTGGGCTGACATTTTAGGGCAAGAAGCGCAGTCATTTCAAAATTGGGGACTCAGTGGCGCTGGCAATGATTTTATTCTTAATAGACTCATAGAGTGCCATCGACGCAACACTATCAATAAAAAAGATTTGGTTATTATAATGTGGAGTAGTGTAACTAGAGAGGATCATTTTGTCGATGGTCAGTGGCGACTTTTAGGCAATGTCTATAATAGAGGATGGGCAGATCAAATAACACAGCCATATTCCGGTGTATGGTTAAAGAAGAACCGTAGCAATGAAGGCTACCTACTGAAAACTCTAAACTACATAACCGCAACAAAAATTATATTAGACAGCATAGGCTGTGAATATCATTTTTTAAGCATGGTGGACATTGATTATATAGATTTTAAATTTAAAACTGCCGATTTTAACACTGAAATGTTAGAATTATATCGTGGAATTTTAAATTTAATTAAGCCTAGTGTTCATAATATAATCTACAATTATGATTGGCTCAGTCAGCCTGGCGTCAAAATACAGTGGCCGGGTCACCAAGAAAAACGCACGGATCCACATCCTACTCCTGCTAGACATAGAGATTATCTGAACAAATCCTTTCCAGATCTTAGGTTAAGTAAGAGCACTGAGAAATTTATCAACCATTGGGAACAAAAAGTGTTAAATTTAACCATTAAGGATCATGACAAAATCATCTATCCGATTAAAATTGGTCCATTATATCCACTGCCCAATATTCAAACATTTTAAGGAGACGAAATGCTAGAAAGTCAATACGGATCTATTCCTATGGAATCTGGTACTCGTTATTATATTGTCAGTTGGGACTGTGAGGGTGTAGAATTCTTCCAGGAAATCACAGAACATCATCCTGCTAATTGGGCTAAACAACATCTATTTGATACTATCAAACAGAACAAGAAAGTTGAAAAGCCTTTTAGTTTTCCTCTTACTCATCTTATCCTACGAGCACAGATGAACACTCATAGACATTATGAGATCTATGTTTTTACCAGTGCTGAATTAGTAGGACCAAAAGAGATCAAAGCCTGGTTTACTCGTGACCCGCAGAACTTTGCCGATTGGGTACGTGAGCACCACAGCTATCAGGTATATAATAATCGACGCAAGACAAAAAAGGATGTTATCGTATGAGAACACAGCCAGAAACTATTATTCAAAATCTCGAAGCAGACAATTCACGGCTAGCCAAGGAAGCCATTCTAGAAGCCGCCATGCAAGAAGGACTTGATGAGTTCTTTGAAGGTGTGCGTATGTGTTTGGATAAACTCTACACCTTTGGTGTTAAACAGGTGCCTATCAAGGAGGAAGAAGGTGGTCAAGGATTGTCTTGGAATAATTTTAAAGAACTCGCTGAAAGCCTTTATCGTCGAGAACTCACAGGCCATGCTGCCCGTGATGCTATCAAACTAGCCATGGATGTGGCTACAAAGCCGCAATGGGATTACTATCGTCGTGTTCTTATCAAAGATCTTCGTTGCGGTGTTTCGGAAAAAACAGTAAATTCTGTGGCAAAGAAACTTAAAAAGACTCAATATGCTGTGCCTGTATTCGAAGTGATGTTGGCACACGATGGTGCCAATCACGAATCAAAAATAACTGGCAAGAAACTGGTAGAACCCAAACTGGACGGCGTTCGTTGTTTGACTGTTGTTGATTTTGAAAGTCGCACTGTGACACAATACACACGCAACGGTAAAGAATTAATAAACTTTCCTCATATAGTCAAAGCCTTTGAAGATAATATGGACAATTGGGGTAGGAGTTATGTCTTTGATGGAGAGGTAGTATCAAAATCCTTTCAGACCTTGATGACTCAGATACACAGAAAATCCGATGTGCAGGCACAGGATGCCAAATTACAGTTGTTCGATGTGATTCCATTGGTGGAATTTAAAAAGGGCGAATCGGTGATGGGACAGCGCAGACGCAGTGCATTCCTGCGTGAGAACTTCTCAAAGATCTTTTCCGATTCTGGTTGTATTGAAATCGTATCGCAGAAAGAATTTGATTTGGATGTTTTCACTGATGAAATCGCTTTCAAAGACTATAACAAACAAATGGTCGAGGCAGGCTTTGAGGGAATTATGATCAAAGATCCCAACGGCAAGTGGGAGGGCAAACGTTCGACTGCTTGGCTAAAACAAAAACCATTTATTGAAGTATCATTGGAGATCACAGATGTCGAGGAAGGCACAGGACGTAATGTTGGGAGGCTCGGGGCTGTTATTTGTCGGGGGAATGATGACGGCAGAGAAATCCTGGTTAATGTTGGCTCAGGTTTTACTGATAGTAACCGTCGTGAATATTGGGAGTCACGTGACTCGCTACCAGGCCAAGTTGTGGAAGTGCGAGCAGATGCTATCACGCGAAATCAAGATGGAACATTTTCGCTCAGATTCCCCCGTTTCATGCGATTCCGTGGTTTCAAGATCGGAGAAAAGATCTAATGCAGATCGGGTTTTACAACGATGATGCTGCCATAGTAGAATATTTTCCGCCAAGATCCGCAAATAAAGTTGTTCCGGATTGGTACAAAGAATTGCCTATGCAGATTGTCAAGGCCGCAGAAAATATAAATGTGCCTACTATTAAACATTGTATGCCAGTACAAGATCTGATCACATCTGGTTATATTATATTCAATCCCTATGAAACACATCTTATACCAAATAAAAATCATCTTGGCTACGATGACTTTATGTCTAAATGCCCCCACAAGCCTCACGTAGGTGGGCATCATCATTTACAGTGGCCTTTAGAGATACAAGGTAAGAATCATAACTATTTCAAGATCGGCAATAGTTGGTTAGTAAGGACTCCTCCGGGATACAGTTGTCTATTTGTGCAACCTTTTTATCAGATGGAAGAAAGATTCCAGATGTTGCCAGCGATCGTAGACACTGACCGTCACGATATGACCATTGAGTTTCCTGGTTATTTGCTCACAGATAAACCAGTGACTTTGCAGCCCGGTGATCCACTGATGCAGGTTATTCCTTTTAAACGGGACGACTGGGAAATGGTAGTGGCGCAACAGCCTAAGAAGCGCAGCCTTTTAGAATTCTATTGGGAATCTGCATACCGAAGAGTGTTCCATACTAAAAAATCATTCAAATGACTGTTTGGTAGCCTGTACATCAAAGCCGTTGACACAGGCTTCTAATTGACAGATCATAGGTGTGTCGTACCAAAAAAGTTCTAGATCTTTTAGATATCCCATGAAGCCGTTCTTTCTACAGTGGCCTCTGTAGACTCTGCCCCAAGCATCTAAGATTATCTGTTCTACACCGGCCCAGCATTTATATCCTCGAAATCGATTTGTCTTTTCTATGATCATTGTTTGAAAATCAGTGTAAGAGACATCAGATCCATGTTCGATTTTTATGTTACCTTGTTGCTCTTTCAGGACGATGATCTGTTCTTCATTATAATCCTTAGGTGTCGTATTAAACACAGGGTCTTCAAATACTATCTTTTTGTTTAAGGATATCGTTGGATGTCGTTGCGAGATTTTATCATATAGATCTTCCATTTCATTCCAATAATCTGGCAGCATATTGATGTTCACTAGAATTTCTAGATTAGACTTTACCGCTGTCTGTAAAGCAAACAGTAGGTGCCCGATATTTGAAAATTCCGGATGGACTTCTATAATCACGGAATCAGTACTCTTAAAAACTTCTGTGAGAGTTGACATAGTTGCCGTAGCGTTCGTTATGAATCTCACTCGACAATTTTGGTTCTTACAATAGGCTAGGAGGTCAGAAAAATCTTCCCATTCAGTGACTTCTCCTCCGGTAAAGTTAACATCGACCTGCTTGTTCAGCCTAGAAGAAAATAACGTTGTTTGATCTATGAATCTTTTGCAGTCTTTGAGGTAGGGAAGATCTATATTTCCGCAGTGTAGAAGTTCGTGTTCATAACTGGCTCTGCGACTGTTATGATTCATCAACCACCAATCTACATAAAAAAGATTAGGGTTCCTTGTGCTGGAGATTCGCATCTAGGTCAGCCATGATTCTACTGCCTGCTGGCCGCTGATCGAACAACCGGTACTCCAAAGATGCTCGATATCGTTCATCATCCAATCTGGATCTGGGTCGTTGACTATCAACCAACTGTGCTCCTGTCTCCATGGTTCTTCGCCCCGAAGTTCTCCTTCTAACTGTCCAGGGCCCCATGCGGCATGACCGTAAAATATGCGGAATCGATCTGGTGAGTATCCGTTTACGATCTTTTCGAACATGTCTGAATGACTGGTCACTGACCAGTCATCGTTTACGGGCAATGAATTTTCAATGCTCCATGCATTGTCATGCAGCATCCAAATCGTGTTTGGACTTACGGGTCCGCCCCAGTATAAAGGACAGTCTAGTTCTATTCTCACATTCATGGGCTCTAGTATGTCATTCACGGTATGATCTGACTGTTTGTTGAGGCACAGCGCGAATGATCCTCTGCTGTTGGTATGCGTTACAAACATGACAGTTTTTTTAAATCTAGGGTCTATTATATTAGGAGGTGCAACCAACAGATCGCCGGCATTCAACCTTGACGGCATATCTTTTAACTCCAGTCAGGCAAAGGTCCGCCGTATTTCCTGCCTTTGATCTTCTTGCCACGGACTTTGACTCTCTCCGAACCCACCTTATGGGTTTTGCCACCATCCCGGCCTCTGTAACCCTGGCTCTTGCAGGATGCCAGTTGGCTGGCTCCCAGTGCTGAATCAGGTTTGCCAGATTTGCACAGTTTACGACTGGCAGGTTCTTCGTCCAAGGATTGATCTTCTGAAGAATTGGCTCCGAACATGACTGCATCATTCAAGGGGAAATCTAGATCGACGAAGCGTTCGGGAAGTTCGCCCGTATCTAGGATGAATTCTAGTTCTTCGTCTGTGGGATGCACTTTCAGCAAGACTTTGGCCGCATCATCGTGCGCTTCGCCGTTTTCCCAGATGTTGATCGAGTAATGGTCTTGATATAATTTAGCCACAGCATTCATTACCTTGTGATAGTCCGTGGTAAAGATATTTTCTGCGAGGACTTCACGGATCTTCATGCCAGTTTCGCTCCAATCATGATGCAAGAAACCAACATGTTTTTCACATCCATGTCGTCGGCTTCTTCATTGAGTTTGTCTGAATTAATGAGATCGGCCATCAAGGCCTGATACTCTGATTCTGATATGGACCCTTGGTTCAAGGCCTCAGTGATCTCTAGTGCGAACTGTGCTCGCTGTTCAGCCCAGGGCCTACCACAGGTGCTGAGAAATTGCAGTTGTTCAATCATTTACCATCTCCCTAGTATGACCTTTGAGGCACGCTCGCCCTGTTGTGTTAATAGTTTCTTTTTGAGTTCGCAATAGGTCTTGGAACCTTCACCTCTCTGCGACCATTCTTTCACGGTGCTCTGCATGGGCTCTATGACTCTGAGTACATCTTTCTGCAGAGAGCCTTTGGCCTCCGAATATAGTTGGAATCTGCGGAGATCTTCGGCCAAAACGCGGACCTGAGGCAGTTGTGGTTCAGCACAGTTGATGCGCTCCACAGCAAGCCTCGCTGAGATGATGTAGTCGCTCTGATTATCGTCCCAGAAACTGGGTATCCAAGTCTGTACTGTGGCACAGCCCTGTAACAGTAGCACGGATGCGATGAGAATGTATTTGATCATATAGATATTTACCTATCAGCGTAGATTGAAAGCGATACTTATCTTAGTGCCCTTACAGGTACTGACAGAATGTGTCAACCATCCAGGAAACAGGATCAATCTGCCCGTCTGAGCGGGAACACGCTCCGCGCTCAAGGTGGGCTGGCTGTTGCTGGGCCATATGTGATTCAACATCAAGGGATTGGGGTTCCTGAACCATAGGTCTCCGCTGCCTTCTTCTGCCTGCAGATAGTAGATGCCGCTGACCCTGCAACCGGGATGCTCGTGATCGCTCATGTAGCCACCTGTATCATAGCAGTTGAACCAACTTTCGAACAGCACCAACGGTTCTCGGCTGTTCTGGCTGGCTGCGTAATGGTTGGCAGATTCTGTGATGATCTCTGCCAGCGCTGACAGATCCTGATCCGCGATGTCATTGACCCTGTGATTGTTATAGGTGGTCCTGACCATATGGCGTGCCTGATCGCTGTGGAATTCTAGGTCGTGGAATCTCGATTGGATCTGCTGATCTATCTGCTGGCGCTGGGCCGCGGTGACGTCGCGGACCAATATCTGTACGGGAAACAAGGTGTAAATGGTCATATGAAATGCAGATAAGTGCTGAGTATGTATTTGTCCTGCTGTTTGGGTTCGTGACCTATATGTGGCCACTGCAGTCCGGGCGGAAACATCACTAGTCGGCCCTGCTGTGCTGCGACCGTGAAGTTTTCTAGAGGAAACTCCGTGCCCGCATCGGAATCGTTGAGATAGAACAAGAACGCCAAGAATCTAGTGCTCATCTCTCTGCCGCCCGCATCTGTGTGTATGGGGAACCCGTCGCCTGAGCCCGCTCGATACGATTTGATGCGGAATCCTTCCATAGAGAAATCGTTGGGAAAACAGTGCAGATGATCCCAGTGTTCTCTGTATGCTCCGACCACACCATAGACCCTGTCCACTAACAGGTCAGTCTCTTCGGTGAAATCTTGGTGGCCCTGTAAGAGTTCCGTGGCTCGGATCTGCCTGTGATCGCGGTTGAAGAGATTCAACTCTCTGAGCCTAGGGTAGTCTTGTCTGCGTGTCTGCTGCCTAGTCGAGGCGTGGAATCTGTCTATGAGGTGCTGACAGAACTCTCTGTCCAGCACATGATCTATGACTCTGATCCAATTGTGGTCCAAGATGATCTGCATGGGGTATTTAACTACCCAGTGCTATGCTCAGTGCTATATTGAGAGGCTGTTGCTGCTGTATCTGTGCCAGCACGAAATCACGTCTAGTAGCGGCTGCGGGGCCTAGACCCTGCTCAGTCAACTCCACGGTGCCCACGAAGTTGCCCGTGGTGGCGGAGGTATCCAACACGAAGTTTAGGGTATAGTTGGGTGCCGTGCCTGTTATGGTAGCCGTGCTGCCCAGGCCGGAGGGGTTCTGGGACACAGAGCCTATAGCCAGCGTGGGCACCACCTGCCCTGCGGTGATGTCCTGCAGATCGTCCAAGATGATCCTGAGATCACCGTTGCTGTCTATGAACACATCACCTATGCCCAATCCAGGAGGTCCCTGTGTGCCCGACACTGCGAGAGAGTCACGACCCTGGACCGGTGGCCTCCCAGCAGTGGTAGTCGACAGGCCTATCTCAGTGATCGATCGTCCTCGGCTGTCAGTGATGTTGTCAGCGCCAATCCGGGTCTCTCGATCCGGGAATACTTGCACGCCCACTCTACTGTTTTCTTCGTAGATCTGCTGCCAGCGCAGGGTCCATGCAGCCCTCGCTGTGTAGGTCTCTCCATCCAATCGCATCGATCGTATCTGTTGTGGTCTAGCCAGAGCGGGCGCACGAGGTGTCACGATCTGCGATCTAGGGTAAGTGAGATAGATCTCGTTGATGACCCTAGCGATGTCCGTGCTGCCCTGCGCAGTCTCAGAGACTATCAGCGTGTTCAGTTGTTCGCGAGTGAGAGTGAGTTCAGCCATCACGGGTATTTATCAGCCCGGAGGGCAGCAAAATTTTAGGCTGCGAAGCAGCAGCGCGACAGATCGTGCTGGGTCAATAAAATAGCCAAACTAAGAGTAAAATGATCACGTATATGATCAACGACCAGATCAGCTGGCGACCGGTTACGTCTGGCGGTGGCGATTCATGCATACAGTTATGCGTGATCTCGTTCAGGATAGCGAGCTAGATCGGGACGCAAGCACTCAGACATTGGTGCTGACTGCTCAGGAACCCAGATCCAGCACGACTCCAGTTCTGGCTGCGAATGGCCTCCCGAACGATCCGCATAGAGTCGTACGGCTTCTAGATTCGCATCAGAATAGAGATGCCATAGATAACACTTCAGCATAACAGATGTATATATGTCGCTGATTCCGGTGAGCAGTCAATGATGACGAAGATCAGATCATCCGTTAGGCGATGCTGCACGCCCAAGATGTACTGCGGTGAACCTTGGGCGTAGAGTCTCTCCAAATAGTCAGTGACACGCTCTAGAACCTGTTCAGTGAGAGTAAATGTGTATAACATATGGATATTTAAGTAAATATTTACATGATGACACCAATGACGACTGCGACTACGGTATGGCTGCTGTTAGTGATAACTCCAACTGGCTTGACCAGCTTGCAGAGCGTACACAGTACGCCAGCAGCATGCGAGGCCGCTAGAGAGACATATAGAGCTAGCCCCTATTACACAGTTAGATGCGAGGCCAAGGAGCGATCACGATGACCTCCGCAGAAGGCGTACTAACACTGCTAGAATGGATAGGCACGGGGTTGGCTAGCATGCTGATACTGATATGTGCCATAATGTTCTGGGCATTGGTCCGGAGCACAGATCGAGATGACGACCAAAGGAGATAAATGATGATGATGATGGGATTACTAGATCAATACCGAGGCGACCCCTCTTACAGGATATTTAGGATCAGTTTAGGCGATTTACTGTTGGATGATCAGGTCACGGAGACAGGGCCCCGACGAGATCAGGTGCTGGGAGGGATATTAGAGGCCGTGGGCTGCTCTATATATCAGGCCCAGGCTGCAGGTGAGGGCCTAGACCTAGAGTTCGTGCTCAAGGAGAGTTCCCTCACTGTGGCAGAGTTAGAGGCTAGGATCGGCCGGGCAGGGCTAACAGAACTCTAACCGGGATCGGCCCCGCTGCGTGAGTGTGGCTACGCAGTCAGTACGTGCGGGTCTTGGGGCGAACGCCAAGGGCGAGGGTGTGAAAAAGTGTGATAAAGTGTGGATTTGTGTGACCATTTGAGCATAGCCTCTC